GTGGTTTAGACGATTTTAATGTACTCGTGCAAAACGGTTATTACGACGACTGCGATGAGTGCCAAGGAGTTTCTTCATCTACTTCTACCCCTTCACCTTCACCTTCACCTTCACCTTCACCTTCACTTTCACCGTCACCTTCACCTTCACCTTCACCGTCTTCTAGCAGTTCTAGTTCACCGTCACCGTCACCGTCACCTTCACCTTCACCGTCTTCTAGCAGTTCTAGTTCACCGTCACCTTCACCGTCTTCTAGCAGTTCTAGTTCGCCGTCTGAGTCACCGTCTGCGTCGCCAAGTTCGCTGTCTAGCATCTCATGCACTTCGGATTCTACTGATTATTGGTCTTACCCCGCACCTAGCCCTTGCGACGGTTCGGCTCTTCTCATAGGAGGTGATTGGGCTAACGGTTTTATTTCAGATGCCGCAGTGGGTTTTCCTTACGGCTCTACCGCAGCCGCTCTCGGCGGGCAGTGTGTCACGGTCGGGCAGCCTTCCATAGTAGACTGTGATCAACGCAAAATTTTACTAGAGAGCTCAAACTCTCCCGCAGTAGGGGGCGCGGGGGACTTTAGCTATGATTCTACTAATAGCACTTGTGATTGTTGTGAACGACAGTTTCAGTCGCAGTACACTAGTATTTGCGATCAGCTATACGACAGTAGTTGTACCTACACAGGTACGGGTACTACGGGACTTTCAGGTCAGTATAGTTCAAGTACGACATATACTCTAGGCTCAGAAGTGTGGGTAGTAGGAAACCAAGCTGCTTGTCTGTATAAACTGACAGGAGGCGCGCCATCGCCCACTTATGACAGCGCTACAACTTACGCAACTGGGGATGTAGTAAGCTTTGGGAATCAGCAATATGTTGCGCTTCAAGCAGTTCAAACAAATAATCCCCCACCTAATGCTACTTATTGGGGTGGCTATAGCGTTACTTCATTTAACAACAATCCCGCAACAAACAACCAAGGAGGTGTTTGGACACAAGAGGGGTGCTGTTCGTGCAATTTCGCCTGCTCTGCGAATAATAGAACAACATTTGGCTAATTTATGAGCGAAGAAAAAAGCAAAGGTCTAGGTGATACTGTTAAAAAAGTTACAAACGCTTTGGGGATTAAGCAGTGCGGTTCGTGTAAAAAGCGTCAGCAAAAGCTAAATGCTTTGTTTCCGTACAAAAGTGACGAACATAAAAAAACTCACGAAGAGTTGGTTGCGGATAATAAGAAAAAGCACGACGAAATGTTAGCAGCTTTGCGAAATACGGGAGGTCTTTAGAGTGGACGCAGTTTACATGAACGGCTCTGAGTCTAAATTAGACGATTGGGAGCTGCGCTACAGTCTACGTTCTTTAGAAAAGAACTACAAAAATTTAGAACGAGTTTGGATAATTGGACATCTGCCAAAATGGGCTAAAGCCATTACACACGTAGCCCAAGGCGATCCATACCTTAAAAATAAAGACGCAAATCTTATATCTAAGATTGTAAGGCTTGGATACGAGAGTTCTTTGTCTGAAAAATTTATTATGATGAGCGATGATCACTACTTCCTACAGCCTTCGTGGGACAATGACATAAAGCCTTACTTTAATAAAGACATGTCGGAAATGAAAAAAAGTGACTTTGCTAACAACAAATGGGCACAGCGACTGTGGAGGACAAAAGACATTTTAGCAAAAAACGGGTACCCTCAAAGAGACTACGAAGGGCACATCCCTTACGTTTTGGAAAAGTCCAAACTCCACACATATCTAAACTTTGATTACGGCTACGATATTGGTTACTGCGTGTTTTCGTTGTACTTCAACACTGTAGACACTTCTGAAATAGCTCATATTAACGAGGGTAAAATTCGAGCGGGTTTTTACGGGAAATTTCCCAACACGGAAACCATGATTAAAAAAATACAAGAGTGTCGGTATTTAAATTTTAACGACAACAGTTTTTCGCCCGAAATGAAAGAAGCTGTTGAAAAAATGTTTCCTAAAAAGAGTAAGTACGAAAAGTGAAAGACTTAATACTTACCTTTGCGTGCGACCAACCGCCAAAGTTAGGACACCGCTTGCAGGCTAAACTTCTGCACTCGTCCGTGAGGCGTAGCGGTTATAAAGGCGATTTTTTAGTGGTTCACAACCAAGCTGAAACTTTTTTTGACCACACAGAGGAGCGAGCAAACGATTTAGAGATACACTACAACCCTGAATTAGGTAGAGATCGCCACCGTATCCAAGGCATTAAAATGCACTTAGATAAGTATGTAGATTTTTCTAAGTGGGAAAGAGTAATGTTTTGTGACACTGATGTTTTATTTCTCAGTAGCCCCGCGCACTTCTTTAACGACTGCGATGCAGATATAAGTTATGCTTACGAACGTGGAAATGCTTCAAGGCGAGCGTTTAACTCCTGTTGGACACCTCAACAAATGAAAAAGCTACTGCAAAAACGCCGTCACGGTATAAATAGCGGTCAGTTTGTGGTGCGTAATCACAAGGCGAATGAGGTGTGGGCGACTTGGAGAAACACGCTCGAAAACGAGTGGTACAGAAACAGCAAGCTACAAGACCAAAGCCCGTTTAACAAAATGATCCACTCAGATGTTTTCAGCAGCAAAGCACTACCCCCATACTATGTAAAATTTCCATTTCAATGTAAAAAAGTCAGTAGTTATTGGGACGCTAAACTGCTACACTTTTGCGGATGGAGTGGTTCGTTAAAAATACGGATTATGTTACAGGAATACTTAGGGCATAACTTAGTCAAAAAAGGCGGTAACGAAGTGCTCGCTTTGGAATTAATGTCTAAATGATTAATCACGAATTAAAGTGCATTTTTATACACATCCCTAGATGTGCGGGAACTTATGTAGAAAAAGTTTTAGACGGTCGTGATTGGTGGCGTGTAGACAAAGCTCAAAAACACTTGTCGGCGGAAGAAGCCAAAGCGCGCTACAGCGATGTGTGGGACGAATATTTTAAATTTGGGTTTGTCCGAAACCCGTGGGCTTTAGAAGTTTCATGGTATTTTTGGAAAAACAGGCAAGACATAGACATAAGTTTTGAAAAGTTTGTAAATAACGCCAAACTAAACAGCACTGCTAAGATCAGTCAAAACTTAGGCGATAAGCGTTTTGCCAATTTGTGGAGCGATCATGGTAGCTGTTATGATTGGTTGTCTTGTGACGGGCGTATTGAGTTAGATTTTGTTGGAAAAGTGGAAAACATAGAGGAAGACATCGCCCATGTTTGTGAATCCTTAAACACGACCTTTGTGCAACGTCATCGTTGGAATCAAACTAAACATGCGCATTACTCGCGCTATTACGCTGAAAAAAGTAAACAAACGGTCGAGACTAGGTACGCAAAAGATATTGAGCACTTTAGCTACAAATACCAAAACAAATGAGATACTTTAGAGTTAAAAATTTTAGCGGGATACAAAACCAAGCCGAAGAGACCGACCAAGATCGAGGGTCTCTAACTATTTGCGAAAACGCAGTGCCCTACCCTAAAGGCAGTTTGCGAAGTGCTCCTATGTGGAAGCGAGTGTATGAAAACCTTACACTGCCGATAGAAAGTCTAGCGTATTGTTTAGACGGTAACGGGCATAAAGTAGTCGTAACTAAGAACGGTAGTGATGTACATGGTTTAGCGTGGGTTTCAAATTCAACTAGTGTTGATAAACTACCCGCGAATGCTTCAACGGTAACCGCAACTGATAACACCCTAACAGGTGCGTTTATCAACAGAGTAGGCAGTGAGCTTTTTGTAGGAGACGGAGTTAACGCTAACCTTCGATGGGGACAGGCTACTAATTACGCTTTCAACGCGCTACAACAACAACCTGATAAACTTTACGCGCAGGCAGCGGAGATTTTTCCTTCATGTACTTCTTTTGTTGTCGGGCCCGATAAAGCAATTTACGCAACGGGCAATTCCGCTGACCCGATGGCAGTTTATGTTTCAGAGCCCGCCACAATCGCGAACCCCGACGTAGAAGACGCTCTGCAAGGCATCTACAGTGGAGTCATGTCTACTGTAAATATAATCATGTCAGAAGCTTCGCGGATCACGGCACTATCAACTTTTAGAAATTATGTAGTAGTTCACACTGATGTGGGAGTAGCTTTACTGTACAGAACAGAAAAACAACAGGCGGGTACGGGATACCGCGTTCGTCAAACAGCTTCACCGACGGTTAGTGGTGCTCTTAATCCTAATAGCGCGAGTGCGAACATGGGAGTGCGTCCTTACTATTTGGGAACTGACGGGCAGATTTACAAAGACGAAGCCGCGCGTGCGGGACAAGATCACACGACAGAAGGTCGAATAAAAGAAATCATTTCATGGAAAGCAGTTAACGCTTGGAATCGTCATGTAGCTGTTAACTTAACAGGTTCCTTTACGGCATACGAACCTAGTGCAGAATTTTTAAGCGTCTGCGTGCCCCACCTTTCCACAGGTGTGAGTAAAGGCTATCCGATGTTTTTATATAACGGAGAAACATTTGCTCTTAGTGGGCCGAATCTATACCCTCGCTTTCAAGCCGTCACTAGAATCGATGGAACTAGTGCGCTATTAGGAATCGACCAAGACCAAAATTTCTGGATGACAGATTTTACGGATTTGAGAGAGACTTCAAGTTTTAACGATCCATACCCCGCCCCGCCCGCAAATGTTAAACCTAATGTTTATTTAAAGTATTCTAACACACCGTCATCGACAAAAGTTCTAGCTTCTAATGGCAACCTACCTATACAGACAAGACAGGGGTATGTGCAAATAGGAGGCAACTCGGCTGAACAGTTAGACCTGTTCTATGAAGGTGAGGGTGGTGTAGACGCTATGAACTATGCGGGAGCGTTTAGCAAACCCGTAGAAGGAGCTTTACCCGCTTCTATCGGAGACTACCAAAAGTTTTCTCAGTCAACAGTAAGCGTGATCGAAACTTCTTACGAAGACATGGGCGCCCCCGAATCTATGAAAAATTTCATGGAAGTGTTTTTGAAATTCAAAACAGGTTCGATTGGATTTCTAGGTGTCTACGCTCAAACTGAAGACGGTCTTGAGAGTGGGAAATGGGTAGGCGAAATCATGGACGATGAAATAAAAGTTTTTCTCAACATGAGAGGAAAACAGCTCAAAGTGCGTTTATACGTAATAGCGCCAACCAATGCTTCTTGGTTTCTGAAAGACTTTGAAGTTGGTTACCTTCTACAGAACACTCTCTAGGCTTTCCTTTCTTTATGATCGGTCATCCCCCCCCGACGCTTGTACTCCTTCTTCGACCGCATCGTTTAAAGCTTCGACGGTCGCGACCTTTCCCTTGATCTCAAGCTTGCGGATTTCTCCTTCTTGAATCTTGCGAGGTCGTCCCCCGATCTGCGACCCGATACCCTCGACGATGTGATCGTCCGCGTCATAATCCTCCGTCCTGTCGAGTCGATCTTCAAGTTCGGATTGCTCTCTCTCGAAACGATCCTTGATCGCTTCTCTCAATGTTCGGGTCGCTTCGAGCTTGGTCGAATAATATCCGACGAAGGGACTCCCCATCCCGTCGTCGTCTTCGTGTACTTTGTATATGATCATTTGGTTTGTCTCCTAAGTTAACCTAGCGTCTCCGCGTAGCACTACAGCGTTACCCACAATGGGTTGTTGCGCAACGGCACTCGCTTTGGAGTTGTGAGGAAGATCATGAATGGTGCCTTCTTCGTTTACTATGAGTTGACTCCCATCCATAAGGCGAACGACCTCGATCAGACCGCCGACTTTTTCTTGTAAGTCTTCGAGCGTGGGTTCTTTGTCGGCTATTGTTTCTAGTGTTGGTTCCATGAGTCAAAACCAACGTACAGGATTGCCTTTAGTGGGCGATAGTTTTACAGGAGAACTACTACTGAGATTAGGCAGAGTTTTCTCTATATTTAACCACCCTCTATAGTATGGAAGTAAAACCTCACCACCTTCATCAACCACCTCAAAACCTAGTTGCTCTAGGTACAAGATAGATTTGTACGCATACCGCGTCACGGCTATGTCTTTGCTAAGTGGGGTGGCAATCACGAGACCCTCCTCTTTGGCTAAATTAATTATTTCCCAATCTCCTGTGAATCCACCTGTGTGGGTGATTTGTTTTAATGTTGTTGTGGTTTTCATGTCATTTCCTCCTTGTTTATATAGTTAATTATCCCACAGGGCTAGGCAATCACCTGACAGAATACTACCCGCGTAGTAATCGTAGGTTGTCTTTGGGTCTTCATGTCGTAAATAGTTTTGTGCTTCGTATAAACCATATTTGGTGGCGAAAAAAGCTCCGCATAACTTCCTAAGTTCATGTAAAGGTTTCTGCACTCGCAGACCGCACACATCTCTCAAAAACTCGCCAGCCTTTGTACTTATTGTTCTAGTGCTTTTATACCGAACGACACAAGAACCAAATGCAGTTTTGCGGGCTACAACTCTCTGCCACTGCGTCCTTTTCATTATAGTGTAGCCCTGTCTACCCTTCGCGACAAAGCCGTGTGCGTTGAGAACTTCGATTTTCACATCATCGGGGCTTGAGGGCGATGTGTCGTTGACCCAAAAAGTAGTAAGAGCCGCTATCTCTGAACAACGTAACCCACTGTAGAAAGCCATAGCTAGTATAGAGTAAATCTCACCGCCCGCTACATTCTCTATGTTCCATTGTATTTTTTTAATAAGAGCTTCGGGCGGGCACTGCCACTTCACCTTAACTCTCTTAAACTGATCTGCTTCTTGTATTGCTTTTCTTACATCCGAAAAATCCCAAGTTGGCTCGTAGCCTTTGTACGCTGCGATGGCTTCCTTTGTGAACATTGACTTTGTAGCGCGTAGCGTGCTGTTAAAAGTTCTTTTACTAGCTAGGCAGTCATTACCATTTAAATAATTCCGTTTAGCTTTCCAAACTAAGCTTTCGTTAACAACCGCGATCCGTTCATTCAGAGCCTGTTGCCTTGTTACACCAAACGCGAGCATTATCATGCGAACCAATCCTCTACGATAATCCTTCGCGGTTCGCGGTTTAATCCCCAAAGAAGACGACACTGCTTCGTGAACCTTTAAAAGGTTCTTAACCGATGTAGATTTTTTTGTACCGTTGCTCGCGGAATACTTGGGGTGAAACTTTTCACGAACATCTTCAAGAGTATATACTTTTAAATGGTCTCGTATATCATCTGCGCGCTTCATGGCTCGCGTAGCATCTACACCGAGTGGAAAATAGTGTTGCCGTTTATCCACTGTGGTTCTATATCTATACCCTGTGGGGGTCTTGCTTATTAGTGTACCTTTTTTGGTGCGTAAAGTACGTTGTACGAATTGTCTTTTAACTGATGACATTATTGTAACGGGTTTGGAGTGAACAGAACGGTGAGCCTACATGCATAACATAACATATGATATAACTTGTAACACAGGTGTGTACTATAGTCAAGGCCATATGGTGGCTAATGTACTACAGATTTCGAGTCGGGCACATTCGACCACTCTGCCACCTCTCCTAATAAGGGTTTCAAGTTATGTCATTCTCAACCGATAACATAATGATGACATCATGGGAAACGAAAAAGAATGGCTAGAAAACCAATTAGACTCAGAAGAACAACTCTTGGCAGACTGCCAAGAACTATGCAACATCGCAGTTTCAAACATGTTGCCGAAAGTGAGGGAAAAAGCGTTAGAAAACGGTCTTATTAGCGATCTCAATATCACGCTAAAATTCGATCTTAAACGAAAACCTAAAATCTCAGCGGACACATTTGTGCCCCCTATTATTGAAAAATGTCGAAAGTTCTAAGTAGAATCGGATTATCTGCGGGTCGCGTTCGCGCTTTATTGGGTACGCCACAGCCAACGAATGTATCTGAAGTCACTAAAACGTTTCCAAATTATTGGTACGGGCCTAATCAAAAACAAATTTCTACTAGGCTTAGTCGTAACGAAAAGTGGATTGTGTCGCAGTACTTAATAAAGAAACGTAAACCCGAAGTGATCGCTAAACTTATTGGCGTTAGTGTCGAGTCGGTGCGAAAACGTTTGCGAAAGCTAAACTTATTTAACAGTAAGGGAAAAGCGGGACGACCTTTTACACGGTTAGAAAAGGATTTGTAAGCACCCATCTACGTGATTTTTTATCAAGCCAATCTACATTCTTGTTATTGTAGTGCGTCAAAGAAAGTCCGATGCGAACCGCATCGACTCCTTTAAGAAACGAGTTACTTCCATCTAGCGTTCCTAACTCTTTGAGAAGTTCCGTAGAAGTGCCTTCCCATGTTGGCACGCCATCTTTAGAAAACATTAGATCGTTGAACAGTTCTACCAACTCTAACACATAAGCATGTGGCCCGTTGTCTAGTGAAAATGTTTCTAGTCCTTTATGAATATAGCTTTGAAAACCAAACCGTTGATCGAACACCAGCTCGGTCGGGATTTTATAATCCATCAAATAGCGCGCTAGAAAAGGTGCCTCGCGTTCGCAAGTCTCCCGATTAGCTTTACGATCTCCAAATTTTATCGAATGCTTTTTAGCTTTGAACAGTAAAATTTTATCACGCATAGACACATTTAATTCGGGTATCATTCTTATGTCTTCCGTCGTGTGGTTCGCGGTTACCGACAAGCGTCCGTTCCATGTCAACTGCCCCGTCTTCATGTACTTCTCTTCGATGTTAAAAACTCCATTTGCTACGATGCTCTTGACTGTTGAGGTGTAGTGCTGATGTTTCTTTCTGTCGGAGGCGGGTACGCGGTCGTCGCAAGTCCACAAACCATAATCAAAAAGATGTGAGTTAAAGCCATTATCCTCGCCCATTAGAAATCTACCGCACGAAGCTGTTCCATTAAACAAAACATCTAAAACATTTTCGTTAATCATGGTTTTACCGAGTCCCGTGTCGCCGATGAGAAAAACAGCGTGCCCTTGGTTGGGATCGCCCTTGTAGCACGCTTTGAAAAAACGAGAAGCCCAAGCTAACCAATACGGCAACTGCTCGTCTCCCAAAATGCCGTGCAAAAGTCCGCCCATAAAAGGAAAGTTAGTGCCCCAAACTTGAGGGTCGGCGGATGGCTCGCACACTTTACGAGTGGATAAATTTAAATATCGCTTGCCTTGAAAAGGAACTATGACTCTTTTGTCGTACACAAAAGGCAGTGCTCCATGCACAAGTTTCTCGTTTAAAATTGTATTGTAAGCGTCTTCAATTTCAGAAGAAGTGGCACCTCTTGGTGTTTTAGAACTAAGCTTGTGCCTCGTCTTCAAAACAATCTCCACATCTTTGCGGTTTCTAACAAAGAAATCACCGTTGCTCAGACGCTCAAAATAGTTTTTGCCGTCATAGAAAATGTCCCTTACAGCAGAGCCGATTCGAGTGGTTTGGAATTTCTTTATAAAACCGTTCCCTAAAATCTCCGCCCACGCATAAAAACCTTTCTCCATGTTGAAGACTTGCATCCCCGTTTCCCGCACTATCGAACTGTTAGTCGAGTGGTGCCCGCCGTGAGGATCAAAAAACGTACAACCTCTACTGCCTTCAGCAAACTCCCCTATCCAACCATGCTTGGGAAACTTTTTTTCAATCTCTGTAAACACAATATCGAGAGGAACTTTAGTCCCATATTCCTTGAAGGTGTTGCTGTTAGTAGCGCGGTGCATCCACGCATGGCTGACTGCGGAAGGTATGGTGTGACTGCTAACTGTCTGCCAATCGCGACCGTATAAATAATACTGTTCGGGTTGTTCGGCACATTTTTCGTCCCAACCCCTCATCAATTGTTTTAAGCCTAGTGCTTTGTTGGCTTCTTTTAAAAATTGACTAGCGCTTGTTTTGCCTAAACACGCTATGGGTTCTTCAAAGAACCATATCGCGTGAGCGCCTCCTCGAAACGATTTGCTGAAATAAGCCATCGGATGGTCGCTGTTCAGTGACCGCGCTACAAAGTCCTGTAGCTCCTGATCACTAAACGGAGCGTTGGTATCGAAGTCTGCTACGATTCCAAAAATTCTCTTCGGATCGTTGTTCTCTCCTATCCTCTGCGTGGGGATTTCGCCCTCTACCAAAGAAAAAGCACAATACTTCGTCCCCCTAGAGCAAGCCCACTTCTTGTAGTCGGCGGGTGCGTTGAACCCGTTCGCAGGGTAGTTAAAAGATGCGGGAGGTAAGTCCCACGGTTTTTTTCTAGTTATCGCATGTTCCGATAAATTATCTAAGCAATAGGCTTCTCTCATTAATATATTCTCCCAATGTATCTGACAAGCTCGTGACCGAGTCTGTGTTCTCTATGTTTACATCAATGAGATCATCTGATACGCCCGCCTCGCTTATGTGGCTATCTGATTGTGTGTCACCTCTAACTATCTTAACTACAACTCCGTTAAAACTTTTTATAAGACGTGCCTCGTTGTCGAAACGAACGTCGTCTATGCATATTAAAAATTTATTATTATGAGCATCAACCAATCGACGCTCCATCATGTCTAGCCATATTGTTTCCGATACCATAGCGCGTCCCCAATCCGTACCAATCGTCTGCATGATGTACCTAGCGGTTTTCTTCCCTAAGTGGGGAATAGGCTCGTCCTTGTCTCCATTGTAATATTTTTTGGTAATGCCTAACGCGCGACATAGTTTGCGAATCGGATCGGCAAAACTGTATATTCTATAACCGTGATGCTTGAGTGCTTTCGCGCTAGTAGTTTTACCCGACTGCTTCATCCCTGCGAAACCCACAAGCGAAATTTTGTTTTCATAATCCTCGCTCATTTTTTGTAACATGTTACAATTTGTGAGTCCGCAGAGACAGGTAGTGTTGGAGCCCACTTCGGTGATTTCGACATGATGGACTCGACTTCTTTTGCGGCTGTCTCTGCCTCGCTTGTTGGTACTTCTACGACCACCTCGTCGTGTATCTGAAGCACTACATCGTAACCCTTTTTGTCTATCTCTAGTAGACATTCTCCGAAAACTGATCTCGCCATTGCTTGACACGCATTCTCAACAATACGTGACCCGTACATATAACGAAAGCGGTTGTATTCGGGTGAGTCTTTTTTCTGAGTAAAACATGTAAAAGAAAAACCTTTAGGCACTATGTTAAAGTAACGCATCTCCCTCCCACACGGCAGTGTGTACACGAATCTAGACCCATATCTTCTTTCGGAAGAAGCTTTGGCAAACATTTTGTCGAAGCCTCTCCACAGATTAGTAATTAATTTATTACTCTCGCGGAAATCTTTGACTTGCAGCCAAGCGTTGACGGCTTCCTTCTGTTCTAGCGCGGAAAGATTGTTAAACCACGCAAATAAATTAAGATCGCTTTGCCTTTTGTCGCGCTGTTTTATCATCCACACAAACTTTTCACGAGTGTCGTACTCAACATGAGTGTGTAATATGTGACTCGCTCCATAAGCAGACGCACTCTTCATGAAAGACTGAAAAGAAGCTCCGTAGCCGAGAGAAAGTACTCTAACTTTGGCTAGTAAATAGAGATCGGGTTCCTCTTTTTTCAAGGAGCCTCCACGCCAACCCATAGAAGTTCGTGCGTGTACTTCATAAGGGCTCATGCCTTTCCGCACCCCGTCTAAAAACTTTTCGTCTCCGCTTAGATAAGCCAAGCATCTCGGTTCAATTTGAGACAGGTCACATATAACAAACGAGTGGTCTTTCTTGGGTACTAATAAATTACGAATATTAACGCCAAAACTCGCTTCTCTTGGCATGTTCTGCGTGTTAAAACCGCTGTCGCCCGACCATCTTCCCGTTGCCTCCGCGCCGTAGTATTTCAAACCATACGGCATACGCCCATCGATGAGACGCTTCTTTATAGTGTACAGTGTCTTTAAATGTTTGTTAGCTTTCCTAAAATTTGACATGTGCTCAATCCACGGGAACTTTTTACCAAACTTAGACTCCCATGAGACTCTTTCCTCTGAATGTTCTGCGGTGCTTGCGGGAGGGTCTATTCCGTGTTTAAGGCAAGTCACCGCTAACCCTCTCACTGAAGTCGGTGGGTATGTCGCTTTATACTTAGAGTCGTATTCGTTCGTCCAAGGTAAAGACGTTTCCGCGTCGTACACCGCTTTTTCTAAAGCGTCTATGCCTTCATCTAATTTCTTTTCGTCTATGCAAACCCCTCTGTACCCCATCTTGCGAGTGACTTCACTTAAATCTCGCTCGTTTTCGTTCCATGTTGGAGACAACGCTTCCCACAATTTCCAACACCATATGGCATCATCTAGCGCGTACTGTAGCACATCGTCTTTAGTGCCGTCTGCTAAAATGTCGTCCCAATTTTTACCCCGCAATCCATCACGGACATCTTTTGAAAGTTCTACGCCAAACTGAGCGTACACCGCCCCTTTAAGTGAGCGGGGCAATTGGTGGTAAACGCTGAGATCAGCGGTACAATATACGCGGTACTTAAACTCGGTTATAATCGAATCAACTATCAATTGCGTGATTACAGCCTGTTCAAATGACCCGTTGTGCGCTAGGAGGTCTCTACCATCGAGCTGAGTCCAATCAAAGTCGGCAGGGTTGCCCACAAAGTTAAACTCATTAGGTGCGTAAATTGCGACAAGAAATGCGTCAAATTTTGGGTGGCGTGCGTAGTTACGCGCGGTTGCTCCCTTGACTGAACAGTCTTTGTCATAATAAGTTTCAAAATCTACTGCGATTGGTTGAGCCATTTTAAGTGTCGGTAAAAAGTTGATCTTGCTACCCCTAATCTTCTGCACGCTTCTGCGATGCCGTACTGCTCGCCCATAGCATTAAAACTAGGTGGTAATTTTTTTCGTGGGCGCCCGTTACTTTTTTCTGTTGGAAAAACAGCGCCCGCCTTTTCCCACAATAAATTTAATTTTTTCATGTTCCCTTCCTTTAAAAATTAGGACGAGGGGGACACTCCCGTATAACGAGAAGTGTCTCCCTCTCCAATTGCCCTCGCCTACCCCTAAACGAGGGTAAAATTACACCAATGTAGCGCACCAATCGACGAACTCTTCGTCGTGCTTGGCACCGTACTGCAATTCGGGCACAAAAGTTTTGTTGGAATTAAACTCGTTCATCGACGAGCCGAGGAGAAACCTGCCACAATGTGGACAAGCAAATACTTTATTCGCAAAAGCAGAAAGAATTCTTTTCCCCGCCCTAGAATAACCCGAACGTTGAAGTGTCCACGCAAGCATGGCGTAGTCTTCACCCGCGTATGAAAAAGGAAAGCTAAGTGTCGGAACCTCGCCTTTCTGTTTATCGCCGTTTTCGTCTAAAGTTTCGAGCTCTGCGGTAGGGCGCTTAACCAAAATACGGAGGTCGAGTGTTGGAAAATAGTGCGGAGGCTGTCTGTTGCCCGCATCGTCAGTCCAATACTCTATAGTTTTACCCTCACTAGCTACAACTTTGTCGTCATAAAGACGCTTGCCGACTTGTGGATACGGTACATTTTCCACAAAGCTTTTAGTAATCTCCAAAACTGTTAACTCAATCTGCGTTGAACGATTGTCTTTAGGAAAAAACTGCGTTACTTGCGTTTGACCATCGACCACATAAGACCCTTTTTGGAAGTCTTCTCCTAGTGAACCTACGTTGTGCGCTAGGCGGAGGGTCGGAAGGATGATGTCATCACGGGTAATCGGAGCGCTTTTGCCTCTTTCTATAGGCATAGCGATTTCTGAATCACCCGAATAAGAATCTACCTCAGTGGTGGGCAGACTCGCGTCTTGAATGTCTGCCGTGGATACGGTCAGCCCTGCGTTTTTGTCTTCAGTTTTAACTGTGTTTTCTTTGCTCATATTTTTTCGTGTTTCGTGTTAGTGGGTATCTTTTGTATGTTGAATGCAGTACAATAGAATCAAATTTTTTTTCGCTTGTAAAGTACTAATGATTTATTTCCTTCAGTTAGTAGCCCTTCGGATTTGAGCTTCCCTACTAGTAGCTCTTGGGCGAGTTTTTTTGTACCTGTTGGAGCTTTGTCTGCGACTAATTTTTTTAGTTTTGTAAGCTTCACATCACAGGCTTGAGAAAACTCGTCGATGGTAACTTTATCTTTGACCGCTTCGTAAATTAACGACGGGTCGCCAAGGGCGGGGCTACTAGCGCGTTCGCGGATGTCGTAACCTACCACGGGTGTTCCCGACAAAACCATTTCTTTAGCTTTGGCTTTCACTTCATCGCACCAAGGCGCTAATAATTCTACAGCATGTAAAACTTTTTCCATTTGCCGTGGATCAGTGATTTCAGTAGTCATTTTCGTGATGTCGAAAGGTTTGTTCTCTATTAAAGCTAGTGCGTGTCCCGCGAGGGCGGGACAAGTTCCTTTTGCACCGCAGTACAAACAAGCTTCCGTGCTAGGTGAGTGCGGTGCGAGAGCTTCCACTCGCTCGACAACTGTGAGTATGCGAAGCTTTAAATCCTCCAACTGAGAACGCTTAAAAACATGATTTTCTCCTTTGCCGTAGCGAGCCATGTAAACATGTGCGTCGATTTCGTCGCAGTAGTCGTATTTTTCAAAGAAGCCTACGACATAGCAAACGACTTGTAGATTTTTTTCGGGGTGTGTGACCGCGTTCCAACCGAACTTCCAATCAATCATCACCGCTTTCTTTTCGTCTAACCAATGCGCTACAAGGTCAGTGGTGCCGAAGCTGACATAGCTGTCGTCTTCTTTTTTGCAGATTTCCAACATGATTTCTTGTTCGATTGAATCCGCATTTGCCGTGAGCTGATCCATATAGGCTAGGGAATTCTCTACCATTGTAGTCTGATCTTTATTTAAATTAGTTACGTCCCGAAGCTCAACCTTCGCATGAAGCATTGTGCCTTCTATAGCCACGGGGTGTGCTCCACCCTTTCCCTCTTCACGCTTCTCGAATCGCGGACAACGTTCAAATGAAGCCAACCCCGAAGGCCCGTATTTATGATGTAATGTCGGCATCTTTAACAGGGCGTTCGGTTTTACCTTCTAAATAAAAATCAATCATGAGCTGATCTTTGTGGTCGGGCGATTCGATTAACTTGACGGAGGCGTGTGCGGTGTGCCCTTTTTTAATTAAGTCGTCGGTCAACTGCGCGTCACAGTTAGGAAATAACTGATGAGGGATCGCGAGCATGACTGAAGCGTCGTCTACAGCTTTCAAGCGTCTCGCAATACACTTCACTTCGTCCATGCCATCTACTTGCAGCATTACTTTACTACCGTCTTTAAAATCGGGAGCGTGTATCTCCGTGAGGTTCACATCTACACCCTTAGTAGGGGGGAGTATTAGCGCATCGCACGATAAGCTTACTGTGTCCATGTTCTGTGTGGTTTCTGTATCCATGTATTTTTTTGTTTTATTTTTTTGTTTTTAGGTTGTTTAATTATTAAAGGGAGAAAGATCGGTATCGTTTATGGTGTCTAAAGACTTTAATTTAATACGCAAACGAGAGCATATTGAGTCCTCTATGGTATCAGATGCAAGTACAATGCGTTGCACAGACTTTGATTTCGAGTTAGCGCGGTGAATTCGTCCTAAAGCTTGCCGTAAATCCACCGCAGAAAAACTAGGGCATATTATGCTAGACCGAGGGTAATTGCCGTTTTCGTCGTGGAGAGAGATGCCCACACCCCCCGAACTTATAGTAGCTATTAGTACAGGATGTACATTAGATTGAAACAGATCGATTGCTTTTTGTCTCTCTTCAGCGGTTTGATCGCCGTGTATTTCGGATATAAAAGGAGAGAATTGTTTTATCTTATCGCGTAACAAGTTTTGCGTATCGCGGAAATTGACAAAGATGGCGACGCGCTTCCCTGCGTGAAAATCGCTTCGCGCTAGATCATACAAACTGGGCACCTTTGCCATTTCAATCTGTTGTCGTAATCTCAGCATGTCAGTCAAAACTGAGTCGCCATCGTTTGCCATTTTTTGTTTCAGCTCGTCAAGCTTGTCCGCGATTTGACTATATAACTGCGCTACTTCGGCAGGCTTCGGCACAGCATAACTATCAACGATGATGTTGTTTTCGGGGAAATTGGGGATGTCGTCCACCAACATCCGCGCACCTCGATTCGGATAAATATAATTGTGAACTTTTTCTAAAACTTCTGTGAGATTCTTAGGAGGTTGCCACGCACCCCACATGTCTTTGTAGCACCCTACGTGTAACAGCCATTCTGTAAAATTTCTGTACCCTTTGTGCAAACCTAGTGCAAAACCAATCGCGTCCATTTGCAGTGGAGACGTGAAACTTGTAGCACCGAGCAACATGCAGTCATACCGCTGAGTGCGAGCTTGGTACAGTAATCGGGCATTTAAAGTAAGCCGTCCCGCTAATTTATGGTCTTCGTCAAAAATTATTAAAGTCGTCCGTGGTGTGTTCCACCGAAAAGTTTTACCTTTTCTTATTAATAGCGCGTGGTTGCCCGCTTTAAGTTTCTCGTAGTTAACTACAAAACATTCGCGGTCAGTGTATTTGGTCAGAGCTAAAACCCTTTGCCATGCGGGAATCACGGCTTTCGGACAAACAACTACGATTCGCGTATAAGCTAATCGATCAGCAACAGCACACGCTGTGTATGTTTTGCCCGTGCCTGTGTCGCTCGCATCCTTCACCACGCCATAGGAAAGCAAAGCTTTCTCTAGTTTATCTGCGTGGTTTTTTTGGTAATCATAAAGTTCAATCATAAATCCGCCAATTTTTGGACTCCCCTGTCCTTTGTAGAAAATGTCATTAGGTAACAGCCCACCCCCACACCATCACCACCGTTAAAATGAGTAGGATGAAGCCCCAATCCACTAAGTCAGCCCACTTCATTCTAGTCTTTTGCTTTCCATAATCTTGTTATTCCCCAAATTTGAACACCAAGAGATATGATACCAAGAAAGGTGTTGGCTACCTCTGTCGAGATGTCCATCACCGCTCCGAAGAACGCTGTAGAAAAGATTGCAACTAATGTTGCTAACCATGTTTGAGCTACCTGTTTATTTGTCATAATAATTAATTTTAGTGATTGCGAGAAAGAGAAAAGCGACATCAATCACAAAGTGTTTCATAAAGGCAGTAAGAAACCCTGTTTGGGCATCTCGCCCAACACCATGCCATGTGTTTGATGTCGCGTGTGTGAGCGTTGGAAGTCGAAAAACTTCGGTATAGCTTGCGGACTTATACAATAGTAGTCCTCCACACTTTTTTCTACGTAGTCCTTTATAATGAGTACTCCTCATTTAGGAAATTTCTTTGGGGTTGGGCGCAGCTTTGCAACGGCTCGCGATGTCGTACTCCTTTTCAGATGGATGGTTAACAGTGCCCAACGGAGATAACTGCTCCCGTAGAAACTCTAAAGAATCTTTGGATATTGGGTTTCCATCCACTCGCTCAAAAACTGAACGCATCCTACCTCCGAAGTGAGCGTGACCTACGAATTTAACAATTTCCTTTGAGTTGATCTGTAGCGCACGCACTACGCCTTCGGGAACTTGATCCCAATGCTTTTCGGGTAGTACAAAGTCGTCTTTTTGCTTTACGACAAAAGCCTTTTTAATTTTGTCGCTCACCCTTGTATGTTTATTTTGGGGTTACAGCAATCTTGGAGCACCTCTATGTTAAAGGCATCGCAGTGTTTTTCATCGCAATCGCCCTCGCCTCCTCGGCACTGCCGTAAGAGAGCGTTGAAGCTCAAGTCATCGACGAAATCTTCGCGACTAATCGTTACTGTTCGAGTGGTACACTTTTTCTTTTCTTCTTCTTCCATAATATTATGAACTCCAATATGTTTCGCTCCCAACGGAGCAGTGGCGGGGTGTGTCTTCGGGCTCTTCTACAATCTTACCCGACATTAAATTCGTAACTTTACGCATCTTAATCACTCGCTTGGTTTCCCAACGCTCAAAGCATCTACGTGCTTCAGTCAGCGCCTCTAGCACTTCATGCTTAGTGCCTAATTTCGTTTTAAATGACAGATGCGGATGTTTGTGGCGTGTTTTTCGCCAATCGTTCTTCCAACAATTTGGTGCGTCCTTTAAGACCGCTAAAATGTATTCCCATGTGTGGACATTATTTTGTAGAAGCCTATTGAGACTGCGAAAAGGTAGTATGACCCTGTTCACCGTGTGGTCGCGTAAAATATGAATCACCTCATGCTCAAAAAGCTTGGCGATTGTTTCTTCTTCTAAAGCAACTTCCACTTGTGACGTCGCCCTATCCTTCACTTTATATGATCCCATCATTTTCATGTAATTACTTTGTGCTTACGCTTGCGGGGTAAAGTTTTATTTTTCCTTTTGTGGGGAATAGTGGGTTTAACTGTGACTGCACTTCTCGGTCTCATGTATAGCAGAGTACCACCACATGTAGTACAAGTCAAGTTTTATGAAAATATATATCTTTTAAATTAATTTTGTAAATCCCTAACTTTCAGTGCTTTCTGAAGGTTGTGACTCCGTGCTATTATTTTTCTTTGGATTTGTGAAATCTAAAAACTCAAAACCCGACGCGGGGGCGATTCCTCGTTTTAACCAAAAAGCATCACATGCTCTGCTGATTTCGGCGCAGTCTGCCTTTGACGGGACTGCGTATGTGTCGATGCCGACTCTAATAATCGGTTGACCTTGACTCTGATCAAACTCGTTCATCATCTACTTCCAAATAGGTTCTCGCGACGTCTTCGATATCGACATTCGCTAATTTCATCTTCGCGATGATTTGGGCGGGTGTCTCTATCACAGTGTCCTTGTTTTCGATTTCCAACTTTGTAGTCTGAGCGGGCTTTCCAAATCCCCACTCTAATAATAGCCGTGCGCACGTGATGCGTGTCCCGTGGTCGGGTACTTGTTTATATATTCGCTGTCCGTTGTCGCCCGTGGCACGGATCGACTGACTCGCCTTCATACCCTCTCTTAACACTTCAATCGCCTCGGTGACATCCCCGCTTTCCATTATGAGGCGGATGTCTGCCTCGCTCATTTTTCTCATTTTCCCCTTTCTTTTGGGTAATTAAACACATCCAAATTTTCATTGGCTTCATAAAATTTTCGGTGGAGCTCTTTCGTCTCTCTTTTGTTAACGCCTTTCACATAAGCATACTTATGTTTTCGCGTGGTGGTGCGTGACTTGCATCGTTTTTTGTGCAGTACCCGCTCGGTTTTCAACATCTCAGCGGTGTCGGGCGGTATGGCTGACCAATCAATTTTGCGGTATTGATTGCGAACGCCAACTCGGCGATACCATTCGTCTTCCCATTCCAGTCCAAGCTCTTTGCTGTAGCGCACGATTTGCGAACGGTCGTTGAAACCGTGCTCGCCAAACCATCCGCGTTTCTCGTTTAGCGGATCGAGGAACTGTCGAACCCCGCCGAAGTGCTGACCTAAATAAAAAAAGTTACACGCTTGGTATATAGTTCCTAATTCTTTGGCATCGGGGTCGGAGTAAGCAGTGAATACTCTGAAGTCAGTATTACTTACCATGTAGTCAATCGACTTTGCAATTAACCACGAAGCTGTGTTGGAAGGTGCCCAACTTATGCAGGCACCTCGCGCTATAAGTTTTTCGAGGTCTCGTGTGCCCGCTCCCAACAAATTTGAAAAAGCGTTCGGCGTTGCCATGACAACAACCCCCGCAAGTGTACCTTTATATCTAGCAGTAAACCTGTGAGTTATTGCCATCGGCATTTTACCCAACCATTCGTGGCGTTCGATAAATTCGACTATCTCACGACAGGTGGTTTTGTCCGTTGCGGCTACCGCCTGAAACTCTAAATCGCTAATTTTAATAGCGCGTGCGCTACTCTCAGTTAATCCGCTCGCTGCAAGATCGAGTTCTCGGTTATTTAAACGAATATCGTACTGCCAACAATGGTCTTTGTTGTACGTAACCAAGCGATCCACCACATTATAATTCGTGGTGGACGCGGTTGGAAAAAGCTCTAACTGCTGTGAAGCCACTCGTCTATACCTTCGGGTGCAGTCCACACATAAAGCGGAGTCATCTCGCCCATGTAAGCACACGCGATGTTGTGGTCGAAATGTTCGATGCACTCCTCTAAATTCCACTCCTGTGTTTCCATGAGCACCTCTAGAATCGACTCAATAGAATAAACTGCGCGGTTACCCTTCCAATCGTGACCCAACAATGCGGAGTCGAATTCGTCGGGTAGCTTCAGTTTTGGAGGCTCGTTTGTCTCTGTAGAAATTTCAGTCATGAGTTTTGTCTTTCCATTAATTCTAAAAGGTATTTCGTGGCTTTAGCCTTGGAGGAAAACTCTGCTTTAGTAATCCCCCATATGCTTACCAACTCCCAAACGCCTTTATTTGAACCACAGCCGTGTCTATATCTTATAGTCATACAGTTCCGTAAGTCTCCCGCCTCGCATACTCCGCGATAAGCAACGCCTCGCATCTGCCGTCTTTCATCCCGCCTCGCGAACCTGTTAACTCGGCTCGCGGAAAGAGTTGATGCGCTACGGCACACGAGGCACCTTTAGTCTTTGCCGAATCACGCATCGTGGAAGCTTTCCAAGTTTGCGGTCGCACTAGACCTAGTCGATGACCCGCACCCACCACTGCCATCTGCGCGATTCCGTAGCCCATGCCGAATCGAAACATCGATACAACACCTTGGCCTGGCATAGCGCCGACTTTCTCAACATAAAACAACAAGTTGCCGTGACTGAGGATGAACGACTTTAATAAATCGTTTATCGCCCACATGTCGTATTCTTTTTTCGATCCGTTTTTTAATGTCGGTATGTCGTGGACTTCGTACTTCGATCCGTCCGCGCTAACTAGCGCGACAGCTCCCTGTAGCCCTACATCAATTCCGCCGACAGGTTTTCTATCTATAGACATCCCAATTCTCCTTATATTTTTCGTATTTCCCCTTGCTTGTGTCGTCGTGCGGTGCGACCCAAATGCACGTGCTCGATAAATCAGTGCAAGGTATGTTGTAGAAGGTTTTGTGTTCGCGAACATAAATCGCGAGCACGTCCACCAAGAAACAATCAATGGGTTGCTTTTTTGCTTTCGATCCCATCATTGCAGTGATTCGATATCTACCCCTTTTGGTGTAGCTAGTACTCTTAGACCCCTCTTTTTTTAGCCTCTGTAAAGAATCGGTTCCCTTCACTTGAACCCGTACCATGCGTCCCACGCTGTTCTGCACTATCAAATCATGTGGGAGGTAATCGCCCACGCTTGGGTGGGGGTGCAAGCCGTGGTACATACACTTTAAAATGAAAGCTTGTTCGTAGTAAGTGCCGTGCTGTTTTGCGTGTTCGGTCACAGTGGATTTTTGGTCGACTGCCGAATCATACCTTCGATGGTTGAACTGGATCCGCCAGGGAGTTTCAGGAGCCCTGTAGCGCGTAGCGCGATTCGCGGTGCGAGGATACGAACTGCACGGTAAGCCTGTTGCGGGCAAACTGAATTGCCCAACAAACGCAAAGCGCGGCTCCGATACTTCATTAAGAAATCTAATTTTTTTCCTTCGTGCTCGGTTCCCACGAAGGGGGGAGTATCGCCCAATCGGCGGGTAGGCCCATCAGTTGAGCTACCCACAGCGGGCTCAATTTGTTCTTGGTCGAGCCCTTTCGCCCCATCACCGCTTCCATCAAGCAGTCGCCGTATCCCGTGTTCGTACTCCCTTCCATCTTGTTCGCTCTTGGCGTAGGCCAATATTCTAGGGAGTTCCCATTCGAGTTGGAGTTCGTGGGGTCGGGCGGGAAAATGCCATGCGTGGTCACCAAATTCTTTGGGTCTTGAACCGCTATGTCCAATTTCTTCTGAAGGTTCACTCCCTTCGCCTTGAACTTTGCTTGGCGCGCTAGGAATCCTTGCCACGTCCCTGCAAACCCGTAATCCTCCGCAGTTGTTGGAGTCGGCCAACACGCCGAGGATGAACCAACGACGTCGGTTGTGGTTAGCCCCAATTTCTCGCGCGCTGACCGAAGTCGCCTCTGTGATGTAACCCATTTCTTCCAACTCTCCCATGACATGTTTGAGAACAGACGTATCTTGGGTTCCTCCGAGCTTGGCTGAAGCGATGCCGTCCACGTTTTCAAGTAAAACGAGGGATGGATCACACTGCTCGATGCCTTTTCTGATGCTAGGGAACAAGTGTCGCGGGTCGCGGTCTGCGGATCGAAGTCCCGATACACTGAAGGGTTGACATGGAAACCCGCCGAAAAGTGCGAGGTTAGATAAGCCGTGAAACTCTTGGAAAGGGAAGGTTTTAAGGTCAGACCAACAAGGCGCGACAGGGAAGCGTCCTTGAGACATGCGCGCTTGAATGATCGAGATTGCATAGCTTTCTCGTTCACAAAAACATTTGAGCCTAGTTCTTCCTCCGAAGCCGTAATGGGCTCCGATGTCGAGACCCCCCAATCCTGTGCAAACGCTGATAACTTGGAGAGGTTCGGTAGAATCCACATTACTCATCCTCAGTTTTAGGAGTTTCAGCGAGTTCTATGTCGTGCTTTTCAAAGTAATCCAACAGTGCTTCACGTAACAAAGCTGACTTGTTCGTGAGACGCTTTTTAGCAGAGCGTTCAAGGGTGTCTTTTAAAACAGGGTTAACTCTAATGTTGAGCTGAATTGTAAGTTCGTTGTCCATTCAATAGGTATCGCATGTCTTACAAGCGGTGCCAAATAAAAACAACAGAGTTTCGCTACACGAAAAAAGAATCTCGCCTAGAAGAGTGTCGCATAAACCGTTAACCATTTTTAAATAAATCATTACAATTATGCGTAAATCATTACTAGGATCAGAAAAGCGACTGAATTTTCTCGATAAAGAAAAGCAAGTATATTATTTGCCTTTTTTTATAATACGCTATACATTGTACTACAAATGAGTATACACCGAGATTATACGATGTCGCTACGTCTTAATGCTGAAGAAGCTGATCGCATTCGTGGCGTGTGCAAGCACAACCAACAAACGATATCGGACTTCGTCCGTACGTCAGTACGCAGAACACTCGAAACGGAGGAGCTTCGCATACTAGAACTAAAATCTGAGAGAGCGCGCCTAGAAAAGTCGCTTTCTGTGGATTAAGCCCTAACTTAACCCTCTCCCTAACCCGCGTTTCCCGACGCGGGTTTTTAAAGGCCTTAAACCTCCCAATATATAAGAGTGGAGATGCGAGGGTTTTTTCGGTTTTTTCTCAAAAAATATAATTTGTAGCGCAAAAGCGCAGGGTATGCAGGGTTGAGTTTCAAACCCTACACGCGCATAAAGCGTTGCGTACCACGATTTTAGGTTCACGGTTCGCGGGGTTACGTAGGGATACGCGAAAAAAGTTTGTTTTATCGTATATCGATATATTACGCTTACTCTATTGGCCTATTTCCCATATATATTATATTAAGAAAAGCCTACAACCCTACATTTAATTTCGTAAAGCGTTATCGATTAATCGTTTAAGTGCACGTAGGGTTTGAAAAACGGAACCCCTACCCTACGGCCCCCTACACGCAGCTCAACTATCAACATTCTAAGGGTGGCTGTGTGGCGGGCACTCTACGTTTTCCGTGTCCCACATCCATGCGAGCGTTACCGCCCAATCAAATTCGATTTCCAATTTAGGATTCGTTCAAAAACTCAACATCTAGTGCGGTTTCGATCCAACACGAAGTAGTTTCGTTTTCTAACGCTTGCGGTTTGCTTCCGTTTAGACTTTGCACGACTCGCGCGACTTCGTCGCCGTTCGCATCTTTGATGATTACTGCCGTGTGGAACCGCGCTATGTCCGTGCCGTCTTCAATAAAAGTCATCACAGCGGGCGTGTTCGCTTTTATTTTATCGGGGCAAACCCTAATGTAATTCACTTATTCCTACCTCTGTTTTTCTTCTTCGATTGCACTCGAAGGTTTTTGGCAGAATTGTTTTTCGGGTTTCGGTCTTTGTGGTCAACGTCTTTGCCGTCTCCTTTTGACACTCGCCCCGCTTTTGCCATTTTACGCCTTGCGAGGTTCCTAGAACTCCTACGCTTACGCTGTTCGGGCTTACTGTGGTACTCGTCATATTCCTTGCGGTAATTACGTGCTTTCTTCTTTTTCGGCGCGGCTTTCTTTTTCGGTGGCATGTGCTTAGAACGTTAAGTTTTTAGTAAACTGATTTACAATCAGTTTACCAATAATCGGTATCAAGTCAATACCGCTTGTAGCGCGCGCTATTACTCGGTAAATTAGTACGCAGGTGTGCGTCCCGCCACCTTTTTTATATAAAATGTTATAGCTTATATACTTATGAATTGCCTTGAAATTTCCTACCACTTTCCTAGCAACCAAAAAAAACCCCCTCTTTCGAGGGGGCTCGTTCGCTAATTATCACTACATACTTATTGAACAATAGGTTCGTACCAATTCACTTTTACATGTTCGGGGTCAACCACAACCTCGGACTCGCTTCGTCCATTGGTATAAAAATATATATGCTTTTTCTCGATGGTAGCTTTCATTAAGTTTGCGTCCTCCACCTTGCCAAACCGCCTAGCGAACCACTCGGCTTTCTCGCGATCCGTAGTCCATGAAAGCGGGGTGTCTTCCCAACTCGTAATGCCTCCTCGGTATATGTCTACCACGGCGGGCAAGGCATCAAAAGCTTCACTATCAACTTTATCAGCGTAGCTCATCCAATCGATCTTTCGCATTGAGAGCAGTTCGACCCACCAATCATAGTTCTGCCAAACATTTTCGCAGTCCGTCCATGCTTGTAGCAGTGCCTTGGCGAAGTCAGCTTCGGGAACACTCGGCATTGCGACGTAGTCACGTAGCGCATCGATGCGGTATGGTCGCTCATGGAGCCACACAACAGTCATCAAATCGCCTTTCGCAATGGCACGCGCCATTTGCTCTTTCTTTTGCTTCAGAGCCCTGTTGGCGAGTCCTCCCATGTGTTCTGCGAAATACGGAACCATGAACACTAGCGGGTGTTTTAACACCTCGCCAAATATATCGCATGTTTCGAGGTGCCCTTTGAGCTCATCGCAAAGCGGTTCGTTTTTTCCGTACATTTCGTGTAGCTGTTTCAACATATCTTTATGACCTTTTAATCTCATCGTGATTGGTGTCCTTTACTTGGTTTAACTCTTTCGTCTTCAAACATCGAGCCATTTTTGTAGCAATGTATTTGTTGATTCTCGGTGTCGATCAGTAGCGCGGAGCCTTCTAGCATTTGCTCTACCAATTTTGGGAATGCTTCGAGCGGTAGATTTACATCTATTTCGTGGAATATCGAAGCGATTCTTTCCACGCACTGATCGACCAAATCCCCGCTCACAGGTAGACTACCTCACCTTGTAGCGCAGAAGCGGTTGCCTTACCTAAACAATCTACTTGGTGGACTATCTCGCCCACTTTGTATTTGAATTGATCGACTGCTTCTTTCGCACTAAGTGCGACGATGCCTACGCTGATTAACATGCCTTCAGTGGAACCTTTAATTTTAAATACTTTCATTTTAATTTGAGTTTGAGTTTGATTGCTTAATTGTTTCCATAGTAGCTTCGGGTGTCCATCCATTGTAATTGACGAGCTCGATTTCCACATGGGGTAATTCGGGCGGTGTCAGCGTAATAATGCGCGTGCCATCGAGGAGGTCTTGAGCTTCATCTTCGGTGATTGGTATTTGTATTTTCATAGTATGTAGTGATTATTTGGTTATGGTTTGCGGATGAACATATCGATCCACATGATGTAGAAAACGAACGCCCAAGGTAGTAGAATTATGATGTCCCAATTCATATTAATTACTAGGTTGATTGAGGTCACATCCTACGCTGTATGTGGTGTAAAGTATCTTAAACCGAAGGCTATCTTCGGGTAGCCCGCCCCACCTTTTGGGTGCTCCTAAATAGTCTGCTATTTTGATTAATAGATTTCCGATGGTTTGTTTTATTTTTGTGTTCATTGTATGTAGTATGTAGTGATTATTTGCAGAACTTGATGGTTATTTCATCAAAGTGCTCGTTAAATTTTGTAGCGCCTTTCTTGGTCACTTTCTTGACCTCAAAACATTTGTTTTGAATGCGTTGACGGAAAGGATGCGACGGCAGTAAATCTTTAATCCAATCGCCTTTCTTGAGGGGTGTTTCCTCCCATAGGACAAACCTCATTTCCTCCCGCTGTGCTTTGAACGTGGTCTTATGCCATTTCCGCGTCCCGCTCATTCCACTATTAAACGCGAGCACACTCCACTCGTTGGCGTAGAGATAATCTAAAACATCGTTCTCCACGATTTCGATGTTTCTCATTTTTGGTGCGGAGCTCGCTTGGCTCAACTTCGCCTCCCACTGCTCTGCCGTAGCGGGGGAAACCAACGGCTCCGCGCTACTGAGGTCAGCAGTGGCTTTGACTATCAACTTTTTCAGTGACTCCGCCACATCCTTGGCGAGGGTTTGATTAGCGGGGTCATCTGCTAAACCATTGCCTACGAAATCGGCTAAAACCCCCGCGCTTGTTAGTGCTAATTGTAAATTTGTCATATTAAATTCTCCTGTGTAGGCGGGGTGCTATTTGCACCGCTCCCGCCTAATTTGATTGATCACCTGTGCGCTATCGGCGAATGCCTTGGCGCTTAACTCATCGACACGTCGAACGTGGATGCATGTATCGTATGCCCAAGGCGCTACCACTTCAGCGCTAGAGCCTAGCCCTATGCCCATGCTGATCACACCCGCCTCGATGCCCTCATTGTTGACTTGACGAATAAGATTCATGCCATCACCCGCGCCATCGCCAAGGTAGATCATTAGCTTGGTGCTCTCTTCTTGCTTGGCAAGGCGTTGCATTGCTAGTCGATACACGTGTGCATCCGCTGTGCTCCCGCCTGTGGCGCCTTGAACGAACTGACCAAGGGCAGTTTGCGGGGTTGCAGTTCCAAAGCGTTTGAAGCGCACCGCGTTGCCTCTGTAAGCGAAATCATCAGAAGCACGTGTAGGCGCATCGAGGTGATCGTTGGCTGTTCCACCTAGAGTAGTCGATTGCCCGCGCTCTGTGGCGATAGAGCGGGTTCTGCGGTCATCACCCGCTTTCTCTTTCAGAAGCGTTTCATTAAATCTTGAATCAAAATGTGGGTGGTGGGTAGCAAATCCTGTTAGCTCCCAATTCACTTGAGACTGACGAAATACCTCTTGGAAGCCGTCAACCATCTTCCCACAAGCGTGGGCTCTACGTCCATACATCGAGCCACTAAGATCAACCACTAGGCTAACAGCGCTTTTCCGCTCGTCACGAATGTCTTTTCTGCGGAAGACGTCAGTGGAACCGCCTAAAGCGCGGTAACATCTACGTGGGTCAAGTGAACCGCGATTCTGATGCGTGTCCCATGACTGCCGATATCTTGAAAACAATGCCTTTTCTAAGGCTGTTAGTGTTGAAACTATATTTGAGTTGTCCATTGTAGTATGTAGTGTTTTATTAGTTTATTTCTAGCTCGAAGACGTTGAGCGTCCCGCCTTGGAAATTCGATGCCGATTGACTGCCTTCAAAAGTGCGCCCATTAGAATCTTTATTAACGTCGCGAGCTTGATCGCTCAGAGCTTTTTCATAGCGGTTCCTGTCGCTCTCCACTTTCGCAAGGTCAACATCGAAACCGCCTTCGTTCTCGCCTGTGGTTCGTCCATCGACTTCGACATCTTTGTCATTGTCGCTCTGCTTTACCTTACCCTCGCCCTCGGCATCGCCCTTACCGCCTTCACCCTCGCCATCATCGCCATCATCGCCCTCACCCTCACCCTCACCCTCGGCATCACCCTTGCCCTTAGTGCCCTCACCCTCATCACCCTCATCGCCCTCGCCATCAGAGCCCTCACCCTCACCCTCATCGCCGTCATCATTAGGCTGTGGGTTAGTATCAGTATCGATACTAGGCTGTGGGTTACCCATAGTGTTCTCATCGCCATCGTCATCATTAGGCTGTGGATTTGTAGGCGGGCGTTGACTATCAACATTTATGGCGAACTGAGTTATCTGAGCCAAAGTGGTGCGCCATGCATCCTGTCCATGCTCACTGAAATCGGAGCCATCGACGGCATCGATGATTTTAAGTATGGCTTGGTATAGCGCGGGATTGCCCTGTGCGACTATTTGCTCTACCTCATTAGCGCGGCTCAGTGGGTACTTGCAAAGTTTGGCAACTCCAAGAATTTTCAATGTCCACGATAATTGTGAATGATCGCATGGGTCAAATCCCTCATCGAGCGATTTATTCAAATGGAATTCCATGATCGAGATTAAGAAGGGTAAAGCACCCACAAACCACGCCTTACGAATGTTGACCATCTCGATGCGAATATCTTCCGCGCTATTGCAAGCGTTGGCACACCATGCGTTAAAAATATGCAAAGGTAGTTTAAGATTATTCTCGCGGTGGATTTGACTCACTTTCTCTGTGGTGGCTTGGTATGCCTCAAAGTCGGTGAGCAACACGTGCAACTGCTCATGAACTAGAAAGCCCTTCACATGATCTACAAATTGACTCGGCACCTCGGCACGAAGGTCAATGGCGGGTAAATTAATAGCGCCCGCTATTTCCCAAGATTTCTCTCCTCTAGTGCGGGTGAATGAAGTCCAAGCGCCGTCACCCATAAACTGAGGTTCAAAGTGCTTGAAGGAGGCGGGGGCTGTATCGCCCTTGTAGGTGAGCTCTACCGCTCTACCTACCCCGCTCACTGAGCTTGCTATTGCGTGTTTGAAATCTGATCCATTCATATTATTATTTCCTTTCTGATTAATTATTAAAATCTGACTTGGTGCCGTTGAGCACTTCCCGCACATCTTCATCTGAAGGGCACAGGCTATCGAGTAGCACGTTGGCTATCTCCAAATCAGCGGGGATTGCAGAGCCCACTAAGTTCTGCATTACTGCCCGCCTAAATGCTTTACCTTCCCGCAAGCCGAAAGACAGGGCAAAGGCACCACGTAGTGAAGGGTAGAGCCCGCGTGCTTGATGCCCGCCCGCTCCCTGTGAAGCGCCCCGAAAGGCGTTCATCACCTTAACTATCAACTTCGCTATGGGAGAGCATACGCCCTCCTTAGCGATGAGTACTTTAGCCTCTACGCTTTCGGGTAGAAAGGGCACATTGATTATGGTGCGAAACCTATCGAGAAAACTTTGATCTTGCGGGTATGCTTCAAACTGCCCTGTTGGATCACCTGTGCCGTCTGTGTTATCAGTGACTGCGATTGTTACGCCCTCCGCAAATGGTATGCTTGAACCATCGATGCGGTTCAAGATACGTGATTCTAGCGCACCATTGAATCCAACAGCATTGGTTGGATTGACCCGCGCTACCTCGTCCATTACCACTATGGCGTGCTTCGTACCTACGCCTTTGGCGAACGAGGGAGTCAACAGAACAGGAGCGCCTGTGCCCTGTGCTACTGATCGAGGGTCAAACTCACCGCCAAGCTGTTCGATGGTGAGCTCCCTGTGGCAACTTGTTACAAACAGCGGGCGATTGAGGCGCCCCGCGATTTGAGTAAACATGTCACTCTTTCCCGCTCCCCTTTGACCCCAAAGCCAAAGGTTGGCGTTGGCGGGGTTACCGCTCTTATAAACGGCACCGAAACTAATCAACACGTCCCGCAAGAGTTCACCGCCTTCGTAGTTAAAAAAGAAATTAGGATCGACAGCGGGCACCGCTGATAAAACATCTTGATCGAAGCCCACATAGACAGGGCAAAGGATACCATCGAGCGCCTTGACTTTGAGCCCGAAAACTTTCTTGGCACACTGCCAATCAATGTCACGAACGGCGGGCACTGCCACTGACAAATTCGAGCGGGCTTGCTGTGCCTTTTCAGCAAAATGTTTGACCGCATCAGCCTTTTCAGTGATGGCGGTGGACAGGTCACGTTCAGCCTTCTCACTCGATGCCCTCGATGCGTCCACTACTGCACTATCAATTCCCTCTATAGCCTCTACCTTGGCGAGCTGATCGAGGCTACGCTTGTAGCACTCATCGAATACTGAAATGTCTGCCTCAATCGCATCGATTGAGCGGTGCAAACTGCCCTTTGTTACCTCCTTATCAGAGGTGAAAAGCTTGCCATCAATGGGAGTGCTTTTCCTCGCCCCGCTGTTGGCTGTGTACTGCGCTAAGTCGATACCTAAATCTAGCGCGGCTTTAAATAAATCCATTTTCTTGGTCAGCGCTCTGACGTCGTATTTCTTAGGGGTGTGCCCCTCTTGCGCCGCAGTGACTGCTTTGCGTAGTTTTGCTTGGTTCTCCTGTGAACAGGAAAGCTGATTTAATTGTTCGTCATTCATAGTATGTAGTGGCGTTAGAAACTTATTTTTAAGTATTCTGTATTACGTGGGCTTAGATGGATTCTTTCCTCACCGATTAGATAATTAATTATCTCATCGTGCTTTTGAGCAAAAGAAGAGTACCGCCAAAGCTCAGAGTCTTCAGAATGATTGATATAATCTAATACTTTTTCGATTTGAGGCGCTGTATATTCTGCGCTTTCTCCTTTCAAATCCTTGAGCGAGCCGTCTTCTATAAGTTCTTCCAAAGAACCTAATTCCTCCAAGCGATCTCTCATGTTCGCGTTCTCTTTTGTTAATTCCACGCCTTGCTTGAACAGCTCTATATTTCTAGCTTCGGTTTCTTTCAATTTGAGTTCGAGTTCTGTCATAATTTTTTGAGTTATTGTAATGATGATGTAATGATGATGTATGTTAGATGTGTAGCGAAAGTATTACTTTAACATATGTGTCAAGGCCCCCTTAGAGGATGTACACATAACATTCGTAGGTGCCCTCGTTGTTGCGGTTCACTACCATGTTTAGGTATTTACGAGCCTCATTGCCCTTTGCTGTAATAAGCGGAAATGAATTACGCCACTCGGCGCCGTATGAAACTCCGCCTGTGTGGAGGTACTCCTCGAAAGCGGGAGACGAGTACTCTGATGCAGTCAAGCGGTTCGTGGCACAAGCGAAGCAATCCCATAAGGTTGCCAAGGCTGAAGTCTTCGACGCGGTAGATGTAGTGATGTTTATTGTCATGCCCTCAGTGTATCACCCCTGTCAAGCTCCTGTATGGACGATGTCTTACATCTTGCAACCACACCGCCACCAAACGTCCTCCCTACTACTACGCACGCGCAGGTACTCCATCCCGTGCGCATAATGCGCGATCGCGCCATCGTTTGCTTTTCGAGATTTCCCATGTGAGAACCCACCTCAACCCATCAAAACGACGATTTGACCCCTTCTCGCCCCTCCTACACCCCATAACCCCCTAAAGGGGGGTATGGGAGTTGAACACCGCATAAGCAGTGAGAGGTGTGACAGCGAGCCACAGCCCACTGCCCAAGCGGGGCGCGTTGCACTATCATCATCGAGATCATCGAGATCGAGATCGAGATCGAGATCATCATCACCGAGATCATCATCACCGAGATCATCATCATCATCATCATCATCGAGATCGAGATCGACATCATCGACATCGACATCGACATCGACATCGACATCGACATCGACATGACGTCACCATGACGTCACAGCCACAGCCACAGCCACAGCCACAGCTCACAGCCACAGCCACAGCTCACAGCCACAGCGACAGCCACAGCCACAGCCACAGCCACAGCTCACAGCCACAGCTCACAGCTCCCTGTTTCCTCGCCACTCACCACCACTCGCCCCGCTAGAACTTTCGGGAGTAAGGGAGCTGAAGCCCGCTTGCAGACTAGGAATCGGAGACCGCGAAGCGTGGAACCCCGCATGATCACTAACATCTAGCTCCGCGCTAGGTCACCGATGACGCTGTGATGACACCGCGCTACGGCTCTCACGTACGTCCCGACCGCGTGCCCGCGGGTAGCCCGCTCGCGTACCGATGCCGATACCGACATAGCATGTAAAAAAGAGACCCTAGCCTCTCCCCTTTGGGACTCCGTAGGGGTACCCTAATTTAAAAAAATATGCATAGGGGTACCCTAATTTAAAAAAATATGGGAACCCAAATTTCAGATTTTTTTATGTAATACAACCGCTTGAACTTGGGTACCACTACCTATGTATTGAGAATATGAATGCATCATCAAAAATACGCTCACATTCGACTACAGGTGCTGACGGAGGCGTGTTTGTAAACACAGGCACTCCCGAAGCAGGCACTTTTTACGCAGTTCAAGTGATTGCCAATAACACTAAATTATCCTTTGAGGGAAATTTAGAAGGCTGGGTTAGTTCCACAGAACTTCCATCGAATACTACTATATATGGCAGATTCGACAAAGTAACTGTTATAGCAGGCTCGGCTATTCTGTACAAAATTTAAGATGCCAAATCTAGGCACGGGGCTTGGAGCTACTTCAGGCGTTATTACAGCAGCGGGCGATGCAGCGGTGACTACATTACAAGTAGGAGACTGCGTCGAGATACTACGAGCGACACACCCATTTTTTGGTCAGACAGGAGAAGTATTGACCATTTTCGCAACATTCGCGAATGTCGATTACAACGGAGACGGGTTACAAGACAATGGCGGTGCTATAGGTTTCGCAGGCGAGGGTGTGGGTTGGAGACGAGTTGCGTGCCCCGCTCCTATTATTCTCCCTGCTCCCGACCCTGATCCCGACCCTGTTGTTGTAGCGCCCGAAGTGCCCGAAGACGAAGAGCCCGCCGCCGAGCCCGAACCTACCGAAGACATCGAAGACGTCTATACTGTTTAATGGACAGCATTTCAATCATAACCGCTGTTTCGGGAGCCGTGGTCGCTTTTTCGTTGTACATGATTCAACGTCTCAATGCGCGAATCGACCGCAATCAGAACAGTATTTCTAATGTAAGGGTCGAAATAGCGCGAGCCCAACAGGAAAATAAGGAATTACAGACCCATATTCATCGAATCGACAAGAATTTAGACGATTTATTTCAAAAAATGGAAGAATTACTCGTAGCAGTGCGTAAAAATGGCAAAGACTAGCCTAAACCCCGCTGATTTGATCCGACTGGACGCGGGAACATGGTTCGCGACTTACGGAACTATAAAAGACAAACGCGGAAAGGTGGTAAAAGCACCAACACCGAACATTTTACAGCAAAGAATGTTTAAATACTACCGCGAGTGCCAAGCAAAAAGCGCTCCGTGCAAAATGGTGGTTTTAAAACCGCGACAAAAAGGAGCTTCGACCTGTTCACAGGCTTTAGCGTATCATCACTTTATGAAGTACCCTTCTTTGAACGGTTCTTTAATGGGAGACATCGCGGGAACCTCTGACAAGGTATTTGAAATCTTTAGGCGGTTCGCGGAAAGCGATACATTTCCGTGGACAAGCGCGGGAAATATTTCAAAAGGCGGAAGTCGAGCTGACGGCGTAGAACTGATAACAAAATCAGAGTACGGAAAAGAAACAGCGGGATCGAAGAACGCGGGTCGTTCAGGCACGATTCAGGTGGGAAACATGACCGAGGTAGCTTTTTGGGCTGCAAGCGGTTCAACTGACCCAGCCCTAGCGTATTTACAAAGTTTATACGATGAAAGCGAAGTTAGTCTGTGCATAGCTGACTCTACCCCTAACGGGCCTAGCGGTTGGTTTTATGACACTTGCATGGCTTCCATGAAGGAAAAAAACGATTGGAAGTTTATTTTCGCAGCGTGGTTCGAGTTCAGCGATTCTGTCATCCCTTTTAAAACCGAAGCGGATAAAGCAGTGTTTAAAGCTAGTTTAGACGAAGACGAGCAACGAGAAATCGAAAAGTATGAATGCGGACTTGAGCAGATGCAGTGGCGCCGTCGGACTATAATGGACAAGTGCGGGGGAGATCGCGATAAATTTAGGCAAGAATATCCTAGCGATCCTTTAGAATGCTTTCTCTTATCGTCACGACCCAAGTTTAACTCAGAATGCGTAAGCCGAATGAGCCGCGCTATAAGAGCTCCATTAGCCAGAGGGCTCGTTGTAGCGCAGGATAACAAAACCGCCACCTTCTTACCCGATCCGCGAGGCACGGTTGAAATATGGGAGCACCCAAAACAAGGATGTGATTATTTAGTATCAATTGATACTTGCACGGGAGAAGACCAACAGGTCACAGGAATCACCGCTGACCCTGACTACCACAGCGCACAGGTATGGCGAAGAGCGTATCGCGATCACAACGGCGTGGAACAAGACACAGCTCTTGTAGCACTGCATCACTCACGGTTAGACATAGCGTATTTAGCTGAAGAAGTAGCTAACTTATCTATATTGTATGGGAAGTGCATCACAGTGCCCGAAGTCAATAACTGCGGACTCGCGTTAGTTAAGTATTTAATAGAGTACGGCGTGCCTGTTTGGCAAAGAAAGCGGATGTCCCAAGTCACCAAAATGATTGAAAAGAGTTATGGGTGGAACACGGATCGCGCAACGCGGAAAACAATACTCGACCACATGGCAACATTGGTTCTTGAAGAGCGTATAGACATACCCTCAGAAAAAGTCATAGAGGAAATGAAAACTTTTGTGACCAACTCTTCAGGAAAACCCGAAGCAGCACCAGGGCACCACGACGACCATGTGTTAGCAGCGGCAATCGCGCTATACAACTTAGACGCAAGTACTACAAACAAGGTAAGGGTCAGAAAAATAAACCGTCGCAAGCTGTTAAAAGACCCAACGTATCTCTGTCCAGACGGTTGGAGCCGACAACCTTTGGGACATTTGCGGTAATACAACCGATTGCAGACGAGATACAACTCTCGTTAACATACAAAAATGGCTTTAACCGAAGAAGAGCGGCGGCGCATGGCGCCTAAGATTGATTTGGAGCAGTTGCAAAACAGCAGACCGAATCAACTACGAGACCCCAATCAAAATTTGGTTAAAGAAGTCAGAGCGGGATTGCACCCGACCATGACCCCCTTCACTCAGACTCAAGGTTCAGAAGTTCCGAACAATCCGAACCGTATAATGGTCGAAGCCGAACACGCACCTGACGCTCCCGAAGGCGATAGAAGGTTTGTTGACTTAGGCGCTGCCACTGAAAAAAACAAAAATCGCATGTTTACGGGTGATCCTAACTTAGGAATGACACCCGCACAGGTAGGAAAGTATTTAGGACGAGGTTTAGATAAAGACGCACCGTTTACCACTAACTTGGACATCGGTAAGTTTAATCTAACAATGCCTAACGGATTAGACAGTCGAAGCTACATGGTGCGTCCCGACGGTATGCGTGGTAATTTTCAACAAGGCGGGGTGAACAATCCTTTACCGCTGAACGCCACGAGGCAAAAGAACCCAAATATGAACAGCCCGATGAGGGTGAGTGTGGACGACCCCATCCCGCGTGATCCTTTGACAGGAGAACCGCTTAAAACCACGGACGACATGCGGACTGCTCATGGGAATAATAAAGAATTTAAAGAAGGTTTCGTAGATCGCGATCCACATCTGTTTAGTAAGGACAATCCTTTGTTAGGAGACATGAAGACTCCCGAACTATTTGACCCCCTCGCGGCAGGCGTGGGTATAGCAAGTAAGATGCGTGACACACCGCAGGGTGTGGACATGAAAAACGACACATTTACCGACACAGATAAAAAGACAAGATCGCTGACGGGTGGGGGCGACAGAGTAGTACAAGCAAAGGGCGCCGATACCATTACAACTTCAAACAAAGCCCAAGAGAAGATAAGAAAAGGAAAAAATTTAGACTCTCCTTTATGGGACGACGCAAAAAAAGGGGTTGAGAAAACAGGCGAGGCTCTCAAGAAAGGCGCTAAGAAAACAGGGGAGTTGGCTAAGAAAGGCTACAAGAATTTTAAAGACACACTTTTACTCAAAGACAACGAGACTTTATTTTCAAAGGGTTATGATGTCAGAAGCCCAACAAAAGTGACCAATGCTTGGGATAAGTTAGATCAAAAGGCTTCCAACGCATATGACAATGTAGACTCAAAAACTTCCGCTGCTTTTAAAAAGCTCAAAAACAATAAGATTTTTAAAGGTGCGGGTAAGATTTTAGACAAAGCGGGCAAGTGGGGTGAAAAAGCTGCACGCAACCCTTGGGCACAAGCGGGGCTTGCTTCTATATCTGCGGGCACTGAACTTTTTGATTGGGCGACCGACGGAGGCATACAAGGCGTAAAAGGCATTACTTCAGTTAAGTACGACCCGAAAAAAGGCTACTCAGCCGACGCTATCTCTATGGACGTGAATGAAAACACATTCAAAGAGTACAATCAAATGGTAAAAGACATGAACCTATTAGACGGGCTGTCGGATAAGTACGGCAAGGGCGGTTCTCAAATGTTACCAAACAAAGCGACCGATATCCTTTTTTCAGGCAACAAACGACCAACGGGCGCTTTAGCGATGGAGAAGTTTTTAACGTACGCAAACGAATTAGGTTCCGACGCAAACGACGACCCACAAATGGCGATGTTTGTAGCGCAATCTTTACAGTTTTCAAAAGACGCAAAAGCACTTCCCGCAAACAGTGCAAAGCAATCTATGGAAAATATAGCGCAGTCCAAAGAGATGATTTTAGAGATGGCTCAAGACTTTATAAAAATGCGGAACTATAGAAAAAACTCCGAGTGGAAAGCATGGGCGAAGGCAAAAGGCAAGCGTTCAACAGGCGGGAAAGCTATGGCGGCTATCGGTTTAAGTGACACTGATTGGAAAAACGACTTTACAGGAGAAATGGAAAGCGGTGCCCCTGCTAACGATCCTGTATTAGAGTGGTCTATGGGAAGCCCCGCTCGCGACATAGAGATGCGCAAGTCTTTGGACAATGACAAGACATATAGCCAACACGTTCAAGGCATAAGAAACTAAATGGATTTAACAAACAACATTGATTTGTTGGACGACGAAGAGGAAGAAAAACCTCTTATAGCTGCCCAACCCACTAAACCCGCAGTTCCACCTTCTCTGTCACATGTATTTAACAACAGAGATGACCTAGAAACTGCCGTCGATAGCTTTGTACCTAAGAGTTTATACAACGACGCACGCGACCGCGCGAGCAAAGCCGACGAATTGTTATCTTCCAACAAAAAACAGATGTCACCTCTTATGGATGAGATGTCTAAGTTTCGAGATGAGCTGGACAACGTGTCTAATGATGTTCCAATGGAAGGCAGAATGCCGTTTTGGGAGGGTCAAAAGATTGAAGACCCCGACATGTTTATTGATGAGATCGACAATCAATTTAACTCTTACAATGAAAACAAAGACGAGGCGGCGTTTCTAGGTTTCGGAGAGTCTGACGACGCAGAAAGAGCTAAACGCGGTTTACCGCTAAAAGGCAAGTGGGACGGAATAATTGCAAAGTACCGATCAGCCGCTACTGACCGAGACGAAATCCAAAAATACGCTAACGAAGCGTACTCAGTCCGAGACGAATTTACTAAGCGATACCTGTCAATGGGCGACCCACAGCGGAGAGCGTTACAAGACATATGGGAAGCTCAAAACGGGGATGCTGACGAAACTACTCGCGGAAAAGCTCGATCTAGGATGACAGCCGAAACGGGGTACGATCCTTATTTAATAGGAGGCGCCACCGATATGATGGGTCACGCCGCTAGAACAGCTAGAGCCCGTAAAGCGATACACCAAGAATCCAATTACCAAGCCGAACTAAAACGAGAATACGACGAACAGCGGCTGTTAGAAAAACAAGGCATCCGTTTTACAAAAAACGGTTACTTTGCGGGGTTCCCTTTAAACGTCAGTAAGAAAGAAGCTGAGATTTTAGCAAACCACAAAGCCGACCCGCAGGGAGCGATGGCAAAGTTCGGCGAAGGTGAGGTAGACAAAGCCCGCTTTTCAGAAGTTTTTAACGCTTCTATGTTAGACTTTCGATCTGCACGACATCAGTTGATGATTGCAAATGCGTCTAAAGACCCGAAGAAAATTGAAGAGGCAGAAGCAGGGTTCGCGCTATATAAAAGAGTAATGCGTGAAGCCTTAGTCAAAGGCAACGACATGGAAATGTTGGGAGACCTAGTCGGCAGAATGCAGAGCAAAGAAGAGATGGGCTTGTCGATGGGTCTCATGAAAGAGATCGCAGATGAAAAAAGAGACGCAGGCGAGGACAGGTGGAGCAATTCGATCAAGAGCGGTTTAGCGGGCACATGGAACAGTTTAAATGTTATACAACATGCAGTAGGATTGCAGTCAGACGAAGAGCACATTAAAAAACAAGCAGAGTTTGCCGCACAATCTAAAATGCGACCAACTTCCCTTTCTTTTGACGATGTAGACGGCGCGGGCTCCGCTTTCGATTTAGCTTCTGAATTTATTGGAACTATGGGCGCGCAATACGGTTCAGCAGCACCCGTAGGGATTGTGGCGGGCGCAGCCGCTCAAGTGGGAGGTTCTTTTGCAGAAAACACTCTAGAAAAGCTAAAGAAAAGCAAAGGCTTAAATAGGTTTAAGTATTTAAGAGGTCTTTTACATTTAACAGACGCAGTTGCGAGTACTAAATGGGGTAAGAAAGTACTAGGAGGCGCTTGGAAAAGCCGCTCTGCAATAGCGGGCGGCTTTGCAACGGGGGCAACAGTTGAGTACGGCGGTTCTTATTTAGAAGCCATTCAGAACGTAAAAACAGACGCTGATCCCGAAGGAATTGACGCACTGAACCAAGAAGCACATATACGTTTATTAAACGACCCAAAAGCTTTAGCACAGGTGCGTCGAGCGGCTTTAAAACGAACAGCAGCCATAGCGACAGTAGAAGCCTTCACAATGTTTGCGGGCGGTCTTGCTACAAAAACAATGCAACGCATGGGAGCTACGGGGGTAGTTGTACCCGCCCTTGCTAGAGGTGTAGTAGACTTTGGAACGGGAGCGGCGGGCGAAGTCGCAGGCATGAAGATGATGCACTCCGAAATGGGGATGAGTACCCCTTTTGTTACTTTTGGAAAAAACAAAGAAGGTAAATATGAAGTAGGTGGCTATGTAGGAGAAAACATGGAAGACATTATCATGGAGGGTATTGCAGGCCCTATGATGGATGCGGGTCAAAGTGCGCTACAAAAAACTGTGGACACTAGTGTTGAGTTTACACAGAAGGCGCATCACGAATGGTCAGAAGCTACTAAAAAAGACTTAGCAGATAAAAATTTCAACTCACAAGTCGAATCAATAACCGACGAGGCGCTAGAAGCAGAAAAAGGCACCGCAAGTTCATACAGAGGAGACGCTAAAGTCATAGGAGAAGAGACCCAAACTGAACACGGCACTTCGGGAATTGTGGATTTAGGCAATGGCAAACAGCACGAGTTCCACACAGCTAAAGACAACGAGTCACTGCAACAGTTATTTGTAGATCGTTTCGGCGAAGGTGCCATGAACGAAAAACAGACAACGTTCTTAGGAAAGTTCTTTGAGGCTATGGAACAAGAAGGCGGTTCTGATTGGCGTGACATGAAAATCGTTTTTGCAAGTGAGATGGCGGAAGGAGTTGAAGGCTCACCTATGTCTTTTAATCAGTCTAACAACGTACTTACTGTTAACACTAGCGGAGACGCGGGGTTAAGTAATTACGGCGAAATCAATCATGAGACGAACAATACTTCAGTAACTACGGGCAAACGATTAAACGAGACACGCTCACTTGTTGCAAACATAGTCCACGAAGTAGGACACTTTTCAGAGCGCTTCATGACGGGCGAGGGCAAAGTCAAAAGACTTTTTGAAAGCATAGACGGAAATGTAAAAGACAAAGAGGGCAAAAAACAGGGAATGTTTTTAGCTCATTTAGAATACAACATTGACGCTAGAAGCGAAGCCGAGCAATCCACAGAAGCGTGGAAAAAAGCTAGAGATGAGTTTTACGCGCGTTACGAAGCAGATGACGGGTTTGCCAACAGAACCAAAAGTGAGTGGTGGGCGTTTCAATATTCTCGTGTAGCTAGAGACCAAATACAAGGCATGGATAAAGGTGTCTTGGGAATGATTAAAAAGTTTTACCAAAAGCTCCGACCCGCCTTTAAGGACATGATTGGCGATAAGAACTTGAGCAACGCAGAAGTAGATAAAGAAATTGCTTCTATGTTTGGCTTTGAAGGAAAAACAGACGGCGCTACTATCAACAACAGCCCGACATCTGAAGTCGCCGACGGAGCGCAACTAGCGCGCGATTCAGCGGACATGGCGCGCCCTGTTGTGGAACCTGTGGAAGAAACTGACAATGAAACATCTTCTAAAGAACCCGATGCTTTTGAAAAAGACCAGGATTTACCATTACCTGAAGTCAAGCCTGCTAAACCTAAAGTTTCTAAAAAGAAAAAAACACAGAAAGCCGCTACACCTGAGTCGCAAACAACAGCGGTACCTAGCACATCTACACCGTCGGCGGACGACAAGTCGTCTCGCGGGGATTCGGATGTACTTACTGTCCGCGCTAAGAAGAAAACAGCGGGATCGTTAAAAAGAGTAATAAGTTCCAAGAACAGCACACAAGCTGAAAAAGACGCGGCTTTGAACGAGATTAAAGACCGCGTTAAAAAGAATCCAAAATCATCCGCTAAACTAATTTTAGACAGCCTCGAAAAACAAAAAGTTCGCAAAGAAGTATCTGAATCTAAGAAAGCAAAAACAGCAGCGGAAAAAAACTACGCCGTACAAGCTTCCAAAAACCCCGAAAAGATTTTGGGTAAAAACATCAAAGGTAATTCCTTAGATAAAAATCCTTATTTTAATGTTAACAAAGAAGGAACTATTATAGGCATACAAAACCCCGAAACTTCCGAATGGTCGGGGATAAAACCTTTAAGCAGTAGGGGTCGCAAGAAAAAATCAGGAGAGAAGGTTAATATAGTCAAGGCGATTGAAAAAATGCCTGTCATTAAGACTAAACCACTTTCCCCTGAGAAATTAAAGATGCAAGAGCAGTTTGCGTCTAAGGCTTTTAAAGACTCTGAGCAATATTTAAACAAACCCGCCGTTTCGTGGCTAAAAAATAACAAGAATTTTAAGGTTAATGGAAAAGGAACTCTTGTAGGTATAAGAAACCCCACCACGGGAAAGTGGAAAGGCGAGTCGAATAATTTTGTAGATGAGACTTTTAATCTTAATTCACGTGTAACAACTACTCCGAAACCAACGGGACAAACAGAGTTAGAGCTAGGAGCCCGCCCCGCCTTGAGAGCGGGTTTTAAGAACACCGATTCTGAAGCATACCGACAAATAGAAAAAGAAAAAACTCCTAATTTTAAAAAATATTTTAAAGGGTCAAAAGCAGTAAGTAAAAACGGAGAACCTAAAGTGTTTTTTCATGGAACTGTTGGCACTTTTACAGCGTTCCAAGCAATGGAAGCTTCTCAAACAGGACGCAAAGCTATTTACCTGTCACCCGATCCTATGACAGCTTCGACCTACGGACGCGCAAAAAGAGATCGACTGAGAAAAGAAAAAGGGCTGACTAACAAAGAAGCTAGGGAAAACCCAAGCCTTTTGCCGAAAGGTCGGATGATCCCCGCTTATGTCAGCTTAAAAAATCCTCTGAACCTCGACCCGTTGATGCGTGCAGCAAAGAGAAAAGGCGTAGAGGGCTACATGGAACGAAAAGCTTTTGCTTTGTCTCATTTAAAACCCGAACACGACGGTTTTACTTTTAGCGGAGACGTATTTAATGGGGCAGAGATAGCCGTTTTTAATTCTGAACAACTTAAAGATGTGCGGAACGACGGTAATTTTGCCACCGCGAACCCTAACATATTAGGAGCTCGCAAAGGCTCTAATAACCAACTAAATTATATATCAAATGAAGCGCTTCAAAGACAAATCGCAAGTGGAAGAGTTTATGCGCAAGAAGTACGCGGGAATGCTTTCCGCGCTGACTCTGCAACCCAAGGAGAAGCTTTCCACGCAGGCATCTCCCGCACCTACAAAGATCACCCCGTCGGCAAAGCCGTCGAAGTCAAAGACCTAGACTTTTATAAAGACCCGAAAAACGGGATTTTTATGAGCGGCGACGGTTCAGCGGGTGTCGCTATTACCGATTACGCAGATTTAGTGTCTGTGTTCAAACACCCAACATCTACTGCAAAGCCCAAAGAAATTTTAGCAGAAGCTTCGCAATATGCTAAAACTTTAGACGCTTACGATGTTGGAGGATTTTTACCCAATCTTTATTCTGAGTTTGGTTTTAAGCCTGTAGCGCGCGTTAAGTTTAACAAAGAATACGCACCCGACGGATGGCCTTACGACCTATTGGGCGAACCCGACATCGTGCTTATGGTCAAAGACCCCGAAGCTTCTTTTGCCCCAATTGCAATGGAAACAAAAGGTTTTGCAAAAGTTCGCGACAGTGTCCCGTATATGGAAGCAGACACGGCGTGGGACTACGCAGGCGAGATTGGACAGCAAGCACAGTCACTAGAGTTAGGAGCCCGCAAAGGAGAACCCGAACACGGTCTTTTAGGCAATGTTGAAAACGGAGAGATTCTGTACAACAAGAGCGGTGATTTGGGCATGATGAATCACGACCCAAGGGGAATCATGTCCTCCAAAGGAAACCCGTGGCGTTATAGAGAATCTTCAGGCGCTGTTTATTTTTGGGAGGGCAAGCCTACCGAGATGGACAAAGACGCAGTTACGAGTTTACTAGAGTCCAAAGGCTACGACGCAAAGAATTTAAAATTCAAACAGCTAAATGCGAACGCACCAAGCTTTACTAAAGACTACGAAGACGCACATGCGTTTCCGTTAATGGTGTCCCCAAAAAAGAAATTCTCAGACGAATTTGGAGCTCGCAAGGGGGCAAAGTTAAAACTCACAGGTGAGATCATAAGCCCAAAAGGCAAAGTTTCAGGCTCATATAAAAAAGCTAAATTTACAGGTAAAAACGTAACACACGGGTGGTTTTTCCCCGACGGATCGTTTGTAAATGTTTTCGACACCTACCACATCCACGCGCTTAACGACATAGTCCAAAAGAACCCCGACAGCGATGTATCCAAAAAAGTCATAGAAGGGAAGATGAAAAGCTCTATGGCGATGGACTATGGGATGCCTCCCATGAAACAGTTGATACGTCAGCTAAAGGGAAACTTATCTATGGAAGACGGGTTCAGAGCGGGCTTGGTGCGGGTCAGAGTCGAAAAAGATTCTTTTGGCAAAAACATATTTTTAGAAGGAAACGGGAAAAACCCACCCAACGACGTAGCCACACTAGCCGCCGAGCTCGCAGCAATTGACGGCGAATATAATTTGTGGTGGGAAAACGCGGATAATTCGACATTTGGCCCTACTCTTTTATATCCAACATACGAAGGGCAGTTTGGAATGGAGCTAGGAGCCCGACCTACAAATCTCCACCAAACCACATACCTCACCGATCTTGATAAAACCTTAGACGCACTCCAAGACAGAGGAGTCAAAGACAAAAACGATGTTTTACGATCCGCAGCCCCCATCGAAGCATCTCCTTTTGAAGGCGGGCGCGTTCGTTCAATAGCAATTAAGCTGAACAAATTGTTTAGTGCCTCTCAAAGGATACCTTTTTCTGACAAGGCTACTAAAAAACAAATTTCCAAAGCGGGTAACAGAGTGCTAGATGTCCTCAACCGCGCTATATACGAATTTCCTAATTTTGCTTCTTGGTACCAAAGCCGCATCAACATGGCTGTAAAAATTTTTACAGAGCTAGACCCTGACTTAACGAAACCTGAAAACAAGTCGGCACTTATGATCACCCTTGCTATAACTAGTAACGGGGCGGATGTGAAAAGCCAAACATTTGACGGTTGGGATATATACAAAGGATTTAAGAAAAACGGGAAACTCGGCGACGGTAAATCTAAGTCCGCAAGAGGCGAGGCGATTGTAAAGTCTTTAAAACTCGCGGACGAGTTAGCACAAAAACTAGGAGGATTCGACAAACTTGGAGTCTTTCTTTCACGAAAAGACAAGAAGAGTGAGTTGGTGAAAGAATTGATCGCTCTCGGATACACTAAAACACGAGCAGACAAACTCACTAATGGTGAGAGCGTTTCTGAAGTGATACCATTTTCTCTCGTATTCGGGCCAAAACTTGGCTCATTTTTTAACAACCTAAACGGGGACTTTGACACCACGACAATGGATCGGTGGTTTATGAGAACGCTGGGCAGGGCAATGGGTCAGCAAGTTAAGAAAGCTGACCGAGATGCTAAGACAAAAAAGTACCCTAAAGGAAAGAGACAAGCTCTTCTCGACATAGTTCAAAAGGCTAGAGAAGACCCAACTGCTATTAAAATTTTAGAAACAGCGGGCGTGCGGCAGAACCTCAAAGACCCCGCTAAACTCTCAGCCCTAATAGCGAAGCATTTCATAGATGCGGACAACAGAAAGAATCTTTCTGAAGTCGGGAACAATCTTAGAAAGACCGCTAACGCTTTCCACAAGATTGCAGATGGCTACACATTAATAGAAGCCCCCGAAGGCGGTGCGCACCGATCTTGGACACGAAAAGTCATGGCTGACGCGCTCGAAAAATTTAACGAAGGACGTAATAAAAAACTTGTGCCTGCGGAAGCTCAAGCGCTATTATGGTATTACGAAAAATTAGTACATGAAGGATATGGAAGCAGACAAAAAGACGCAAACCCCGACTACGCAAGCTCCGCAAACGAGCTCTTCAAAGCTCAAAGAGGAGTGGCAAGCGGAAATTTCGAGAGTGGCAGTGGAATTAAACCTCGACGAGGAGGACGAAGAAGTGCAACGTTTGGCGGCAATGACTCACGAGCCCCCGTCAACGGAATAGAGTTAGACCCAAGCCTCGACCCGACGGGTTTTAATAATAGAATATTCGGAGACGAATTAGGGGCTCGCCAAGGGCAAACTCCTGTAATAGCAAACGCTAAAGCTAACGCACAACAAGTTGCGTCTGCTTCACAGAAAGCTTTTTTAAATCAAAGTCTTTCCTTCGTAGAGCGTTTAAAGCAAGTCGCTGAGATTGCAACCGATCCAATTAGATTGAAGTTGCAAGATAAAATGCTACCCGTCCGCCGTTTAATAGAAGTTTTGGAAGAAGCCACGGGGAGTACTTTTGATGATAAATTGCAAACATATGTTCAGCATGAAAATTACCACGGCAAAACAGGAGCAGAGCTTACGAATCAGAGCGAAGACCACGAACGCCCTATAGCGCAGAGCATAGCCGAAAATAAAGTAGATGTAGAAGTTTTAGACGATTATTTACACCTAAGACACGCCCAAGAAAGAAATGCTGTTAATCGGGAGCAGTCTAAAGTTGTAACAGTCAGCTACAGAAAAAACGGACGGCTAGTGCAAAAACAATTTAGGAGCTACGGAGCTGAGAAAAAAGCTAAAGATTTTTCTACAGGTTTTAAAGTATCTTGGGTAAACACATTTGCAGACGGCACCGTAGAAACAAAAACCAAAGAGTTTCAAGACCAGTCTAAAGCTGAAGCTTTTGCTAAAAAGAAAATTAAACGAACGCAGAAACCTAATTGGCCGAGGCAGGGGAATATCAAACTTAAAAAAGGCAGACTACAAGGACGCACTATATCAACTAAAAGCGACGTGGAAGCGGGTTCAGGTTATTCCGACGATGCCTCGCGTCACGCATTAGCTTTAAATGAAAGAGCTATTTACGCAATGCACGTGGCAGGCAAATTAACAGAGCCTCAACGCGACCGCATAGTGCGGATGATTAAGACTATTAAACAAAACCCAGCGGGGGTGGCTGCGTATGAGCACACTTCAAGATTAGTAGACAAGATGAACCGTCTTTCTTTAGAGCGACAATATAAGTCGGGACTCATAGGCAAAAAAGATTTTGATCGAATTCGCAAAGCGTACAAACATTTTATCCCTCTTCGCGGGTGGGAAGAGGTCTCTAGTTACTACGACCATTCTAATGTAGATGTAAAGACGCAGTTGAATCAAACAGTGCTTCCAATCAGCCGAGGCATGAATACACTGAAACACAAGTTCAGATCGTCGGGAGGTTTAGTTAAAGACTCAATGGTTTCTAATCACCTAGCATACGCTTTTGCGTTGTCTAGGCAGGGCATAGTCGAATCCCAAAAGAACGAAGTCATGAGATCGTTTTTTGACTTAGTAGCCTCCGCCCACAAAGACCCCGCTCTTAAAGGCATATCTAAAAATTTATTTAGCTATACTAAAGGTGTCATGGTCACGACAATCGATAAGTACGGGAAGCCTAGAAAACAACTAGACCCACGTTGGAAGGATGATCCCAATATAGTTGGAATGAAAATTAACGGCGTAACCGTGGCATTGCGTCTTGATGGAGATCGCTTAGACGGAACTAGCTCTGTAGCGCGGGCTTTAAAAAATTTAGGAGCTGAAAAATCGGGCGTTTTAGTTAACACCGTTAAAGTAGTAACACGCACAATGGCTGCGCTACGGACTACACTATCACCCGCGTTTACCCCTGTTAACTTTGTACGGGATTGGGGCATGGGTCTTTACTCTATTAAAGGATTAGACAGCGACTTTAAAGATCAAGTAGCTCGCGGAGAAATTACCGAACAGAAAGTGGAGCAGATCAAGACCCGTGCTTTGAAAAACATGTACAACCCAAAGACCCTACGAAGCGCTTTTCAAGGAGCTTTGTTACAAACAACAGGCGGTCGGGGGATGTTGGTATCGCAAGGCGTTGAAAAACTAAAAGGTAGTAAATTTCAACACTCAGCCGAAGTGCAGAAGTGGGCAGACATATTTCAAGATTTCTCAGACAACGGCGGTAGAATAAATTTCTTCGGGTTCGACTCCGTGCAACAGTTAGCCAAGAAGTTTGGCGGTTCCGTTCGCGAGTTTGATCCAAACGATCCTCAACGAATGAAAACGTTTCTCAAAGGTGCGTATGAGTTCATGGATAAGACAAGTGGTGCGGTAGAAAACCTAGTCCGCGTCACCGCGTATGACGCTTTTGTTAAAGAGGGCATCTCAAAACAAAAAGCCGCGAACTTAGCCCTTAACCTCACAACTAACTTCACGAGAAAAGGAGAGTGGACGACAGCTTTAAACGGCATGTATTTATTCTTTAACGCGGGAGTGCAAGGCAGTGCCAAAGTTTTAAGCACAGCGTACAAAAGCCCAAAAGCCCGAAAGTTTTTAGGCGGAGCGGTTTTATTAGGTTTTATGAATTCTTTCATAAACAGATTGATGTCTGACGAAGACGACGAGTTAGAAATGTCTGCGTGGGATCGAGTCAGCCCCTACAGTAAGACACACAACTTACATTTCTTTTTACCTAGCTTTGGTGAAAAACACGCAAAGATTCCCACTCCATACGGTATCAACGTTTTTACATCAGCGGGAACTTTGTTAGAATCTACTATATTTGGGAACATGAAGCTCGGAGACGCGGCTTTAACGTGGGGAGCTACTGCGCTAGAAAGCTTTAGTCCTATAGGAGGAAGCTCAATGGCAGCGGCGCTTACACCAACTGCGCTACAGCCTATAATGGACTTGAGTTTAAACCAGGATTTTAAAGGAGCTCCCGTATACAAAGAAGATAAATTTAATAATGGAACCCCCGACTCCGCCTTACATTGGTCAAGCACAACCGAAATGTCCAAAAGCATAGCACAAGGACTGAACAGATTTACGGGAGGCGACTTGCAAAGAAGCGGGGCTATTGACATATCTCCCGACACAATAGACTACATGGCTAATTATATTTTTGGCGGTCTAGGTTCTTTCATAGGTAGGTCGGGTGATTTAGCTTCTAAGGCAACGCAATCTGACGAAGCCTCCCCTACCCTAAACGATATCCCAATATTAAGAAGGTTTGTGGGAGACAAGACCGTTTATTACGACACAGAACGCTTTTACAATCTAGTTAATCACACAGGCGTTTCCAAAGAAAGAATAGAGCACTACAGGAAAAACGGAACCCCCGAAGAAGCACAAGCAGTTATACAATACGAAGCTCCTAGAATGAAGCTCAACAGCGTCTATAAAAAGACAGTGCAAAAACAGCTTGCGACTTTACGCCGCCAAATCGAAGCAGTGGAAAACCACAAAATATTATCGGGTCAGCAAAAAGTTACTCAAATTGAAATCTTAAAGAGAAAACGAACGCGCTTAATGAACAAATTCATAAAAACAGCAGAAAGGATGGGAATAGATGACTATTAATAAGAGCAAAGAAGGGGAAGAAGTTCCCTACGAAGACCAAAAAGAAATGTTCAGAACGGCATTTAACACTTTTTTAAATGGAACTTACGAAGAATACGATTTAATGGAAGAGCACATGGCGGAAGTGTGTATAGAAGAGTTAGAAAGATTTACAGAAACTGTTAATTTTGAGTCAGACATAAATTTAGAAGACCTCGACGACCCCCACGACGACGAGGAGGAATAATGCAACCTGTTGTAGCGCGCAGCCCCTACAAGTATCTTTAACACAATGAACACGACTAGCCTTGTATTAACAGAAAAACAAGAAGCCAATCTACTCGAATACGTTGAAAAAAGGTTGAAGTCGCTAGAAGACGACAACCGAGATCGTATTTTAAACGATAGACACTCTTGGTCAGTCTACCACAACGAACGCCAAGAACGGGTGCAACCCGACACGATTTACGAAAAATCTAATGTCTCAGTGCCACTGACCACTCTCGTGGTTGATCATTTTGTCACTAGAGCTGAAGACGACATCACGGGGCAGACTCCCTATGTTAAATTCGACGCTCAAGGAGCTTCGGACATGAAACAGGCACAGGATTTTGATCGGTATTTTAATTGGAAGTTAGAAACCAAAGGAAAGAATCGTAGAGTACTAGAAGATGCATACTTGCAGGCGTTTGTACAGCGAGCCGCGATCCTCAAAGCTACATACAAGGAAGATGTTGCAGAATACACGGATCGCGAAGCACGAGTCTTGTATGAGATAGGATCGCCCGAACCTATTATTTTAGATCAAATTGGCATGATCATCGAGGGGGAGAATGAGTTCATACAAATAATGAATCCCGCTTTGAACCTGCCTCAGATGGTTTTACAAGAAGACCCTAGTTTTGCGTTCGACCCTTCACGGCACGAGTTTCGCGAGTACACGAAAGGCATAGACATGCAGACCGTGCGCTACAAAGGCCCGAAGACAGCTTTAGTGGACTACGACCGTTTTTTCGCACCTTCTGACGTAGTGTCTTTAGAAGATGCCGATTTTATCGCTGAAAAATACGATAAAAATTGGGATTGGGTTGAGAACATGTTTTTAAACCGTGGGTTTTACTCTGTCGAAGAGTATAAGAAAATGGTAAAAGACAAGAGCACAGCCGAGCCCAAAACAGAAGGATACCGCGAACGGGACTACCGCGAAAACTTAGGCTTTGACCGAGACGATCCCAAGCTAGAAATAGTCGAGTGTTGGATTAAACGAGATATATTGGGCAAAGGTCACCCTCAAGAATTTTGTTTCTTTTACGATCCGCTGTGTAAGAAAGCTATTTACTATGAGTATGTTCAGAAGATTACTCCCGATAAATGCATACCATACTCTGTAGTAAGCATTAACCGAGACCGAAATCGTTGGTGGGGCCCGTCTCTTCCCGAACGCATACACACTTTTCAAGAGTTTATAGACAAACAGTTTAACTCACAGGCTTTTCGCAACGAGCTTAGTGCTAATCCTATATTAGGAGCGAACCCCCAAGCACTAGAAGAAGAACCCGACGACATTGAAATACATGCGGGTAAGGTTTTCACTCTCAAAGATAATTACCGTATGCAGGATTTCCTGTCAGCAGTTGAAATACCGAATTTAGATCTAAAAACACAGAGCCTCATTGATTTTGTTTTTAGTGTAGTTCAGCTTTGGCTTGGGGTTAGTAATTTAGCGCAGGGAGACATGCAAGTGTTGCAACCCGCTACAACTGCCACAGGAGTAGAAGCCACATTAAGAGAGGCATCTAAAATCGGACGAAGATGGCTTCGCCGAATTGTCGAGCAGTTTGAAGAGCATCTTACTAAGCTAGTTAGCATAGAGTGCGCTACACTAGATCAGAGAGAAGTTTACGAATACATGGAAGGCGATGTCAGAACATTTGCCGAAATGAAGCCTCGCGATTTAGAGAACCTCTCTACTAATGTCACAATAGAAGTTTCACAGGAACAAGGACAGCGTCAGATCGAAAGAGCAGACCTAGCACTTAAATCTATGGATCGCTACTTTGCGTATCCTCCTGAGATGAGGCAGTTCGTCAAACCTATGATTAAAGAGATCGTCAAGGCGTTAGGCTACGAAAACGCAGACGAGTACTTACCTGACCAAGCTCCCGACGTCCCTAGAGACGAAGAAGGACAACCAAACGACAAAGCTTTACAGCAACAAGGAGCGTCAGACGCGATTCGCGGTATGGGCAACTCCAATCAAACAGGAGCCAATCAGTACACAGACGGAAGCGGAGCGTAGATGAACTTACCAACTATGGGAAAATAGAGATGATATCAATAAACGACACCGACAAACGTATACAGACTTTGCAGATGATTGAAAGCGAGGCTTTTGAAATGTTGTGCAGAGCTTACGATGAAACCATTAATAAACTAGCCACTCGCATGATGGACAGCAAAACAAGTGTCAACGACACTATAATTTTAAAAGGAATAATTAACGAGTCTAAGCGACTCGACCCCCGTACCTTGACACACACTCTCGTTTCTAAAATAGAGGGTCGTATGAAAAAAGAAGGCTTGGGAGTTGTGGTCATGACTAATAAAAACAGCAATAACTAATGAGAACGGTAAAACTAGAAGATTTAAAAAAATTAGCAGCAACTAGCGGTAGCGACGAAGTTCTAGTCGCCTCTAACAGCGAACTGTTCACCGCGCCACTATCAACAGTGCTAAGTGATTATAGCACGCAAGCTAGTCTTGATCTGACAAAAATTGATCTTGCGGCGCTCGCTACGCGAGTCGCGAATATAGAACAATTTTTAAGCAGCAATGCTCCTAGCTACCCTTACATCCCGTGAGAATTTGGTTTTTATTTGAAGTGCTGGTAGTCGCATCAATTACGTTGATGCTTACATGTTCTTGTTCTTTGAAACAGTTTTATCCCACAGGCGGCGCTCTCATAGGCGCGGGCGTTGGCAGTTTAGCGGGCCCTGCGGGTGCCGCGCTAGGCGGTGGCGGTGGCGCTCTTTTAGGCGAAGTAGCTCGTGGAAATGCAGAAATTGAAGAAGCTCGCGAAACCATAGACGCTTTGACACATGGTGACGTGTCAAAACTTGTTGAACAAGGGCTAGGGGAACACAAATCGTCTTTCGACGAATTTGCTTCTAAAATACAACGTATTCTCTTAATCGTGGGGATTTGTTTAATTGGTTATTTAGCGATTCCTGTTTTTGTAGCGCGCCGATGCGCACAGCAAGAAGCTGCAAAATCTTTAACACGAGCACCTTTCCCCGTGAAACCACCCAAATGAAAAACTTCCTATTACTAAAAGACGCTTTTCGGAGGATGCCTCCTAACAAGCGAATCATAACCATTGCCGTCGGCTGTCTACTACTAGCAGGCGCGCTGCATCTACTATTCTAGCCATGCCACAGAACCAAAAAATGAAAGACAGCTTAATCAGGGAAGGCGTAGGAGCTCCGCCCATCCCAAAAGGGCATCCATACCATCAAGATACTAAACGGAAAATCACTCCACTGAAGCCCAAGGCATCTAAAAACTACCAAGCCAAAGAGGGTGATTGGACACCGAGCAAACTTCCAAAAGCAATGTATTCTAAAAAAGGCACGGGGCTAAACCCTTCGTACAAGTAATACAACCGCTTGCAAATAAAATAGAACAACGGAGAATTATATATTATGTCAGCTACACCAACAGATTTATTCGGAGATAACTATTCAGCGGACACTACAAGTGTTACGCTAAATTTAGCAGACTTGTTTCCTCTAGGAGAACTCACAGCTTCAGAAGCAAACGCTACAACAGGCAACGGAGTCAAGGTCGCATATGCTATTATTAAAACGCTGACCGATAAGTTGTCTGACATGAGCGTACCACCTACAAGAGTTAGTTCTTTTGAGGGCTCTTATACGACTAACCAAGACGGCACAGTTTCGCGCACATACTCGCAAACTTTTGATTTTGCCGTAGGCGACGTCGCCAACGAGCCTGTTCCCGATGTGTCTTCTCCGAGCAGTTCTACTTCCTCTAGCTCTTCTTCGGGAAACTAAGTAGCCCTTCTAGTTCTACAAGTTCTAGTGGGGCATCCTCAAGCTCTTCTTTAAGCACGTCTGCGAGTTCTAACCCGACTCCGTGGAGCCCAAGCGAATTAACGCTTGAATTGTGGGCAGATGCAGCGGACACAAGCACAATAACCGCCACAAATAATTTAGTAACTTCGTGGTCAGACAAATCGGGCAACGCTAATTTATTAACCGCGAACAATAATCCACACACAGGATTATCGACTCAGAACAGTCTTAATGTAATCGAGCTTGATGGTGATGATTATTTCGAGAAGGAGAATTTCTCGCTTCCTTCGAGTGGCGATTTACAAGTTTTTATTTTATGCGATGTTACATCTCAAGATCATTGGAATGATTCAATTTTATCGCTCGACGCTCTCAAAGATTTTCAAATTGATTCGGGGAATGTATCGGGGTTTAAGGGGCGACTTACATCGACGGGAATTCTCACAACTCAAGCAGATATTCTTAACTCTAATAATTTAAACGGGTTCAATCTATTCTCCGCTAGTTTTGATTCGACTTTAAATAATTATACTTTCCGAATAAATGGAAAATTAATCGGGTTGGCACAAAGCACAAATTCAAACCTTTCACTAAGTCAAACTTTACGGATATTCACAAACCGAGGTGAGGATCAATATCCTACAGGATCAGTCGCGGAAGTCATCTTCTGCGAGGATGTCACCGAATCAAACCGACAAAAATTTGAGGGGTATTTATCCCATAAATGGGGAGTCGAATCGGAGTTGGATTCATCTCATCCGTACAAAACTAACCCACCTACCCAATAATACAACCGCTTGTAATTTTTACAGTATTGTTGGTATATCAATTAAATGACACAGCCTACATCGCAGGGCGCGGGAAACCCGTCCGACGAACGAGAGCTCGATCCGAGTGAACTAACAGACGAAGAACTTCGCAGTTATTTTACAGGAGACGCAGTCAGCGAGGAAACTCCTGAAAGCGACGAGACCCAAACAGAAACGCAAGAAGAAACTGAAGTCGGTAACACCACTGAAGAAACTTCCGAAGACGCTGAGACTGATACTGAGCAAGACCGTCTCGCCAAAATGCGAGTGCGACCTAAAGACGACGTGGATCAACAGATTTTAGATTTATATAAATCTGAAGGTTTTCACGGAACTCTAGCGGAAGCATCTCAAGTTATAAAAGGCAGCGCGGACGCAGCTTCACCTACACAGGCAGAGCCGCAAGCACAGACTCAAGCAGATTCACCTGAAAGCCAACTTAATCAGATTTTATCCGATATCAAGGAGTTGCAAGCTAAAGCACGTGCCGCGTCTGAAGAATTAGACACTGCTCAAGCTTTTGAACTGCAAAACGAGATAATGGAAAAGAAAGTTGCTCATCTTAAAATAGAGCAACGACTAGAAAGAGATAAAGAACGCGAGCAGGCTAACTTTCAAGAGACCTACCGTCAAAAAGCGGTAGAGAGTCGGGACAAAGTTTTCCAACGATTTCCTGTTTTACAAGACACTAAAAGCACCGCACGCAAACAGTTCGACGCTTTTGTGGCAGAGAAACAGAATGATCCTGACTATGCATCCGTGTTCGAGAGTCCTAAGTGGGTCGAACTGATGGCAAACGAGTTTTCTACTACAGTAGACATTTCTCCCCCAAGTGGAGGAGTCACAGTAGACAACCTCAACCGTCCACCAAAGACCAACACAAAAGTTCTTACGAGCGCGAGTAATACATCTACAGTTTCAAAACAACCTAAAATCACACCACAAGGAATTAGGGACAGCATGGATCGCTTAGACCGAGCAACGCTTTACAGCATGTTAGGACAAGAGTGATAAATTTTGCCCCTACTTAATTTAAACAATACCGCCTCAAGGAGGGGCTTTTATCATGGCATTACCATCAAGTACTAATATAGGCACACAAGCAGTTAACAGTTCAGTTCGCGAATTACCAGGAGCTACCGATTACGCAGGTCAAGACTCATCACTTAAACCTGAGATTTGGTCTGAGCTCGTTCGTCGGGACACCAAAGAGAAAAACATTTTCAAAGATTTCGTAGGTGGCGAAGGAGCTAATCAGCCCGTCGTAACTAAACGCGATCTTGCAGCAGGCGGAAAAGCCAAAGTTACTTTTACCTCCACTACTCCCATTCGCGGACAAGGTGTAATCGGTGAAAACCAACTTAAAGGCAATGAAGATAACCTTCGCTTCGGAACACACTCCGTTGAAGTTGATCTCATTCGTCACGCTGTTGCTTACACACAGGTTTTACAGCTACTTCGTTTTACAGGCAAAACCCTTGACCAACTCTCTGCTGAGTTGATGTCAGATTGGGCAGCTCGTAAAATGCAAGACGACATTCAAATTGCGTTTCGTAACGAAGCTCTAGCGCAAACCAATGACCATGCCACAGGGTGGAAAGCTGCCACCGATAACTTCTCGTGGAACACAGGCATCTTGACCACTGACATGATCGAAGAGTCAAAACTTCGTTTGATCGGTGCAGGCGCACAGCCTATGTCAATTGATTCCGACTACTCAGGAGCAGATGTTCCTCAGTACTTATCGTTTGCTCCCGCAAACATTATGAACAGCCTTCGCGCCGACGCTAGTTATGCTCCCGCGCTACAGTACGCCGCTTCACGTTCCACTACGGATCACCCGTATTTTAAAGGAACTCTGCCTGCTTGGGAAAACAATGTTATCTATAGCCACAACATCATTTTTGATACGGCTGAAGGTCGCCAAGGTTCTCCTTTACTTCCCGTTGCATTTCTCGGCAAAAACATTGTCGCAGCAGGTAATGTAAATACGGGCAAGATCGAAGGTGGCGGACATTACGGCAACAACGACTTGGACTACTTCGCTAACTTCTTAGGATTCGATTGGAAGTTCACTACTGCGGGACAAAGCTATACGAATAACTTCACAGCCTCCACAGACGCTCGTGAGTACCACCTCACCATCTATGACACCAAGACTCACAAGTACAATGTTGTGAAGTACAAGTCAGCCGATGTCGCTGCGGCAGGGAATGAGCTTGCTCGCTCAGGGGGTACTTTGACCAATGTTAAAAGTTCCGCAATGGGTGGTGCTAACATTGATAAAGTCGATGCGGGTTCAATCATTTATCAATCTTACGCGGACGGTAAGCCAATGGGCTTTAAGTTGCACATGGGCGGAAACGCTATGTACTACGCCGAAGGATCGATCAGTTCTGAGCCTATCTACCATTACGATGATTTCGCAACGTCGAGCGGACGAGCACACCTTACCGCAACAGGTGTTCAGTCAGTGCGTGGGTTAGCTCCGTTCAAGGACACATTAGGACGTATGCCTAACTACAATCTAGTCGCAGCTCGCGCGAAGATTGTGGGCGTAAATCTTTAAGATTGCCCTTTACGACGGAAGCAATTCCATAACTTTAAAAGGGGGCTCACTGCATATGCGGGGAGCCCCTTTTTAATACAACTTGTTTACGTCCACTAGTAAGCAGAACAATATACTATATTATGGCTGACGGTGACTTTTTAGATTTGCAAAACCAACTAGGCGCTATGATGGGGGCTTCCGACGTGGGTAACCTACCATTAGTCGAACAAGAGCGCATAAAAAAAATAATTAACCAATCTTACCGAGAGATGTACACACCGTCAGACGGGTTTCGTCCGCCTTGGTCTGTACGCGCTATGGGCTTCGATTACAAAGGAGTTATTAGTATTGCAGGGCAGACGACAGAAGGCTCGACTGCCTTCAGCTACACAGGAACAGATTTAACTTCAGACATGGAGGGAAGCATGTGTTTTATTGGCGGAGTCGCAAACCGCATAGCAAGCGTTGACAGCACAACGCTGACAGGAGAGTTTATCGGGGCTTCTTCTACGAGCGAAACCACTTTTAAAGTAAATCACAACTCACAAAGACTGCCCGCAGAAGTGGTCGATGTAGATGGACGTCCTGAACGTGTTGGATGGGGTGTACTATCACCAATGAACGGGCACGACGAAGAGGCGCGCTATAGAAGCTTATTAGGATACGACTTTGCTCCGCAAACTGCCTTTGGAAATAAACGCGCCCCTCACATTACTACAAACGGCGATGAGTATAACTACGGCAGTCCTATGTTTTTTTATGTGGATTCCGCTAACTTAGGACACGAAACAGTCTTAACTAGAAGACTAGTCGTATACCCACTACCACAAGAACCGTACAGCATTCGACTGCGGGCAAATATTTTACCCACAAAACTTTCTAAAGACGCAGACCGAGCGGTGCTACCCGCAGATGTAATTGATGATATTTTGCTCCCAATAGCGCGGGCAAAGCTCGCGATGGTAGACCCTCGATACAACTCACAAAACATTCAGTTTTTAATAGCAGACGCAGAAGACGCTAAAAAACGTCTCAAAACTTTAGGAGACGCGCAGAAAGTACGCAGTCGAAGAGTACGATTAAAAGTAGGATACTAATATGCCAAACGACTTCTTACGACCTATTGGTAAACCTGTTGTTGAGAAAGCGACTAACGGTTTACGTAAAATTACTAGAAGGTACGTGGTTCATGGCCCTAGCAGTGCCGAACCAACTGTAGAAACTCTTGTTTTCCAACCTTTCTGCACGCCTGACGAAGAGTACGGCGAAGCTTTATTGGTTCAGCAAAAGCTAGAAGGTAGCCAAGACGCAAGCCAAGATGTTTTGACTCGTGTGTACCAAGAAGTAAACGACCTACCCGCAGAAATTGACCCGCCCGACTACATACGAGACGGAATAGGTAGAGTACGTGTCACTAAGTCATACATAGTAAAAGAGCCTTATAATATTGCTTGGAGTGAAGCACGGGTAGGAACTGAAAAATGGGTAACACCTAACGGCGATGAGACTGTTCTTGCAAGAGTCACTTTCGACGAAAAGGAGTGCTACGCAGAATACAAAGAAGAATACTTTGAAATAGGCATTGTATCTTTTAAAGAAGAGGTAAAGTACAACGGAAAGTTAAAAATACGTACTTACCGCTCTATTGGAATAGACACACAGGCTAGTTTTTTAGCTCAAGCGGGTTTAGCACCCGATTGGGTTTTAGTAGAAAGTATGTCAGGTTCGGGTTCTACCGACTACAACTTTGGAGGACTTGAAGTAAAGTCATGGACTTTGGTTAAAGGAGCGGGACGAATTATAGTAGAAGAAGAAGACAAAGGCCCTACTCAAATTACTACAGAAGTTATTATAGTAGCCGACGGCGATCCTTACACACCTCATAGTACTATACCTCCTAATCAGATTTACGAAACGAGAGAAGAAGACAAAGACGGATATGATCTGTGGACAATCAAAGGCGTAGTCGGGCAAGGCGAAATTGATCGAAAGCACGAAGTGCGCTACAACGGTGCGCTTGAAATAATTACAATTAAAAACATAGGTGCCCAAAGCACAGTGCCTGTGGGGTTTGTTAGAATTTCTGAAGACCATGACCAAAGCGGATCGTTTGATGTTTTTACAGATGTTTATGTTAAAGGTTTAGGTTTAGTGTCAAGAGAAGAGGAAGACAAAGGCACAGCTCAAATAACAACTGAAATTTGGATAACGCCCGACGGAGGCGTTCCCGCTCACGGTATTACGCCTAATCAAATTTTTGAGACTAAGTTAGAAGAAAAAGACGGCTACGAAATCCACACCATACGAGGTGTCGTTGGACAGGGTGAAATTGAGCGTCGTTTAGAAACCAAACACAACGGAGCACTCACGGTGCTCACTATAAAAAACATAGGTGCGCAATCGACAGCTCCCGTGGGATATGTACGAATTTCGGAGAATTTCGACCAATCAGGTAGGTTTGATGTTTTTACCGATGTGTACGTCAAAGGCAGTGGTCTTGTGTCATCTTCTCAAGAAGACAAAGGAACCGCCCAAATTACCACAGAAGTTCACATTACAGTGAACGGCGGAACGCCTGCTTCTAACATACCACCCACCCAAGTGTTTCAAACACGGGTAGAAGAAAAAGATGGTTATGAAATACACACCATCAGCGGCGTAATCGGTTCGGGAGAAATCGAGCGAAAAGAAGAAACAAAGCACAACGGCGCCCTTTCTGTAATAAGAATCCAAAACATAGGGCAACAAAGCGCAGTCCCTGCGGGTTACGATAGAATTTCACAAACATACAACCAATCGGGGCAGTTCGATGTCTTTACAGATGTGTATGTCAAGGGGTTAGGATTGATATCCACGGAGGAAGAAGACAAAGGTACCGCGCAGCTTGCCACAGAAGTACACATCGTGCCGAATGGCGGAACTCCGACTTCAAACATACCTACAAATCAAATTTTCGAGACCAAAGTAGACGAGCGTGACGGTTATGAAATCCACACAATACGAGGTGTGGTGGGAGCAGGGGAAATAGATCGAAAATTAGATGTGCGACACAACGGCGCGCTAGAAGTACTGACTATACAGAACATAGGGCAACAAAGCGCAGTCCCTAACGGGTATGTAAGAGTGTCAGAAAAACTCAACCAAAGCGGTCGTTACGATGTTTTTACAGATGTCTACGCAAAAGGCGCGGGACTTATTAGTAGTACGGAAGAAGAAAAAGGTCTAGCGACGATAACAACAGAAGTATGGCTAACCGCAAACGGGGGCATTCCCACTACTACCATCCCGCAAGGTCAAATCTACCGTACAACCGCAGAGGAAAAAGATGGGTACGAAGTCCACACGATTGTGGGAGTGCAGGGACAAGGCGAGATCGACAGGAAGCTAGAGACGAGGAAACAGGGCGCGCTACAGATACTGACGATTCAGAGCATAGGAGCCCAAGCACCGAATCAAGCTGGATTTACGCGAGTCAGCGAAAGAAGCGACAGAAGCGGAAACTTTGAAGTATTTACAGATGTGTACGCACTAGGAGCGGGCAGAATACAGGAATCTAAATCAACAAGTTCGGGAGACACTATTCGCACGACTGTAACCTATTTAATGGTTGATGATGAGCCCGCACCGCAGGGTTGCGTCACCGCACAGGACATAGAAGACCTAGACGGTTATGTGTTGTACAAGAAAACGTACACCTCTTCTGCAAATATTCCCGATTTAGTAACCTCGACTCGTTCAGATCAATACGGAATTTTTTACCCAACGGTTTCTAAAACAGGGAACGCTCCACCCGTTTTCCCGAATAGCGTAGCAATAATCGCGAAGCGCGAAACGCGACACAATTGTCTCGACGGAGCCAACGCAGTCACGGAATACGAATACACGTTCGCGGTTCTACCCGCCGACCTCGAAGTCTCTAAAAGCGTGAGAATGTCGGGACAAATGAAGCTGACTGACATCACAGCGATCAACAACATGCCCGCACAAGGTGGTTGTGTCACGGCTGAATCTGATAAATCTTTGTACGATGTTGACGGCAGCGTCTTTGCGGAAGTATTTTCCAAAACTTTTGCAGAAGGAGTTGGGGTCGTCGATGAGAGCGTTTCCACTTCAAACGGCATAACTAGAAGAAGAAAGAAAACGATAGGAGCGGCTCCCGTAGGCGGTTGTGTAGTTGCTAAAAACGAAGAACAAATTTTCGATCTAGCGGGTGCTGTGTGCGAAACTCTTTACGATTACACTTTCTTAGAAGGCGCGGGTGAAATGGAACGGTCTGTTTCGTCGTCAGGCGGCGTGACTAAAACTCGCATCAAACAATTTGGCGGGATTCCCGCAAACGCAGGGTGCGTCGTAGCAAAAAGCGAAGAACAAATTAAAGACGTTGACGGAGGTGTGTGCGATACAATTTACGACTATACATTTGTAGAAGGAGCGGGAGAGATTTCTCGGTCTGTTTCTTCTAGTGGAGGCGTTACTAAAACTCGTATTCGCGCTATTGGTGCGGTTCCACAAGGAGACGGATGCTTGGTAGCTAAAGGCGAAGAAGAAGTCCAAGGCGTAGACGGAGCTTGTTACACAATTTACGAATACACATTTGCAGAAGGAGCGGGAGAGCTAGAGCGGAGCACTAGCACTAGCGGTGGTGTCACTAAGGAGAGAGTAAAAACAATCGGCGCTGCGCCTCAAGGGAACGGCTGTATAGTTGCTAAAAGCGAAGAAGAGATTAATGGCGTAAATGGAAAATGTTTTTCAATATTTGATTACACCTTTGCAAGCGGTGCAGGCGAACTGGAACGATCTACCTCTACTAGCGCGGGGTTAACTAGAACTAGAATAAAAGCAATAGGAGCCGCGCCTACGGGCAATGGTTGTACAGTCGCGAAACGCGAAGAAGTTACAAAAAGCGTAGACGGCGCAGATTGTTTGACAATTTACGATTATGAATTTTTAGCAAGCGGTCAGGGCGAGGTAGAAAGAAGCGTCAAGACTAACGGCGGGCTGACGGTAACTAGGATAAAAGCAATCGGGGCAAGGCCTGGAGGTAACGGTTGTTTAACTGCGGAAGGTAAAGAAGAGATAAAAGACATCGACGGAGGTGTGTGCGTCACGATTTACACTGCTGAATACACTTCGGGTCAAGGAGAGCTCGATAGAAGTGTCACTTCTTCAGACGGTATTACTTTTACTAGAATCAAAAAATTTGGAGGGGTTCCCGCAGGCGGTACTTGCGTGACGCAGCGCTCAACTGAAACCGTCTACGATATAAAGGGAGGTGCCTGCGACGCTATAGAAACGCGCACTTTTATGATGTGGCAAACAGGTGTCATCTCTAGAAGCACCCGAACAGGCCCCGATAACATGTTACTAACTACGGTCGTAAGCACAAACAAAGGCGGGGGTAGACCCGCAGGCGGTTGTACTATGGGCGAAGAGACTAAAGAGTTTAGAGATGCTGACGGAGCCTTGTGTTTTACGCGCTACACTTCTACTTACGGATCAGCACCCGCAGCGGGCGAAATCGAAAGAACAACTCGCAGTGGAGGTGGTAAATCTATTACCTCTATAAAATCGGTCGGTCAAGTACCCGTAGGGAAAGGTTGTCAAACGGGGGAAAGTAAAAAAGAGATTAAAGACATCGACGGTGCCGTCTGTTTTTCAGTTTACACTGCCGAATTCACAGTAGGAACGGGCATAATAGACAACAAAGCCTCGACGAGATCAGATGGTGGCGTTGAAATTACTGTACGCGCTATAGGAGCGCCTCCCGCCGCACCCGCAGGAGGTTGCATGTTAGCAGAAGCCGAAGAAGGAATTTTCGACAAAGACGGAGTTCAATGCGACACTCAATACACTTACACTTTTTTAGTACCGCCTAGCGGTCACATTATTTCGGAAAGCACTTCAACTAACAGTAACGGTGTTACTACTACGACTGTAGTCGGGGCGAACATTGTTCCTATACCACCCAACGGAGGTTGCGTGGTCGGTAAAGGCGAAAAACAAATTAACGACATGGGCGGGAACCCTTGCTACAGCATATACACTAGAGAATTTGCAACAGGTGAAGGTGTAATCCGTACAAGTGTGAGAACGTCGGGCGGTTTGACTTATAAAACAATCAAATCCGTAGGACAAGCGCCTGCGGGTCAGGGATGCTTGACTTCTAAATCAGAGATAATACACGAAGGCGCAGAGGACGGCCCGTGCTATACTGTTTATGAATACGAATATTTGGAAAACATCTCGTATAGAATTTTATCACAATCGGTAAATCACGGTTCTAATGGAATAAAGAAGACTACTACTAAAACACTCGAAGCTCCTTTTATAGGTGCGGGGTGTAAGGTAGCGGAGTCTTCTTACACAATCGATGGCATTAACGGCACTTGTGCCACAGTGTATGAGACGGAAACTATCGAAGGCACGGGAGAATACGACCGATCAGTTTCCACTAAGTCAGGTTATTCTGAAGTAACTATTCGTTCGATAGGACAGCCCCCACAGGCTCCCGCTGGCAACAGATGCTTGCTCACAAGTTCGGAAGTAGACGTCACGGGAATGGATGGCACTTGTTTTAAAAAATATGTTTATACTTATATTATCGCCCCTTATGGCAAAGTACTAAGCACTAGAACTAGGTGGAGTGACGGAGTTTTGTACACCACAACACGTCAAATGGATCAAGCCGCTACAGCGACAGGGTGTAAAGTATCAGAAGCGGTAGAAGAAATTCACGGCGAAAACGGTGTTTGTTTATCTATATACGAAACAACATACGCAGAAGGAGACGGCGAAATCGATAGAAGCGTTTCTAATCGAGGCGGTGTCGTATTTACTACTATCAAAAGCATAGGACAGCCTCCTCAAGGACAAGGTTGCTTGTGGAGCAAATCAGAAGTAACCCGCAAAGGTTTCAATGGCACGGATTGTTACACCATTTACACTTACACATTCGCAAAAGGGTATGGAGAAGTTTCTAGAACATCTAAAACAGATGGTTGTGGCATCACATACACTACCATTGAGTCAATTGACCAAGCTCCGAACGGAGCGGGACGATTGATGTCGCAGACAGAGTCAACTGAAAGCGGTGGAGAAGGCCCTTGTTTCACGCGCTACAAATACACATTTGTAGATGACAACTCCGCAGTGATGTTAATAGTGACGCAATACCGTACTGACGGTTCTGTGGTTTACACTGAAAGCGCGTATAACCAGCAGCCAGCCCGACAAGGGAAATGTCTCATGGAAACTCGCATGAAATGCGATGATGTTGGAGATTTATACACCACAGTAAGCTACGACCCGCCGCAAGGTTTTTATACTAGAGCCACGGGGATGTATTTTAAAAGAGGGCAGCTTGGTCTTAGCCCTGAAGGGGTAGTCAAAATAATCGCGTCTCCTGTAAAACAATTAGTAGTTGCAAATGTGGCGGTGTCTATAGAACAAGCCCCGCCTAACGCGACCATAGAAGAGCATGACTACTCACCAGTTTTGGAAAGAACTGTTTTCTTACACACAGGCGGCGTGACTGTACACACAGAAACTTTTCATGACTATTGCGTAGTGGGTGCTGACTCCTCAGAATGCACCGATTGTAAGTTTATGGGTGCGCCTGCTGCTAGGATTGAATCCGAATTAAAAGGCGGAAAATGTGAGGGAGATTCTAGTGTAATTAAAATAGTCTCGGACAGGGTAGTCGCTCTTGGTGGGTGCGTTTATTACCGAAACGAAGTTTGGACTAAGGCGTAAACGGTATGGATTTAATACCAACAGGCGGTAAATTCGGCGAAGAGTTTAGAGGCGAACTACACAGACCAAGCGGTAAAGAACAAGGCGCAGGCAACGTTGAAAACCGTGTACACCAAATAGATGAGTGTGGAGGAGACTGTCGCTCGGAGCAAGAGCGGAAAATGTCAGCAGAACGCCATTTTAATGAATTGTTAACACTAGTCGAGGCGGGCGGCGCTGCTTACACTGTGCCGATAACAGGCGATTTGATCCAAGCGCGCTATAACCAACTAGAAACTATTTGGATTGTTCAGGAGGTTAGAGAAGGTTTAGCTTACAGTACACCTCGACTGCGGGAGTTTTACAATCCCGTCATGGACTTTGAGTTTATTTTAGCTCGAAGCGGTGCATCGATAAAATATCTCTGCTTGGACATAACCCCAAGAGAGTCGTTCATAGCGCGGATCACTGAGAGTAGTGGTGAGATGCATAAATTCGTTGAGTTAGGCAACGAGTCGCCCGCAGGCGGCTTGGCAGTTGCTAGTATACCTCGCGAGAGTTGGGCTTACCACACGGCGGGATTACAAAATCTACCCACGCCGCAAATAGTGCAAATGAAATTTGTACTAGCATACGACAGAACAAAGTCGCAAGTTTGCGGAAACTATTATTTCGACACGACATACGACTCGCGACACACGAGAGACGGCGAACCTCAAGATTTGAAAGTTGACGGCTCTGCGTGCGGGCAAGACTTTTTTGGCTCAGAAGCGTGCTCAATGGAGTGGGACTTAGAAAGCCAAGACGAGTACCACGGTGTAAAAATACAAGTCTCTCGATTGGGCATAGACGACACCAATCCCGACAGCCCTTTATTAAAAGAATTTAGACGAGAACTTGAGTTTGACGGCACGGGTAAGCTGTACAAAGTCCATCCCGAAGTAGAGGGATGTGTTTTCGCTGATACACTGGGAGCGTTATCATTTGATGTTTGCAACTCTGCTCCTTCTTCATCTTCATCTTCATCTTCATCTTCATCTTCATCTTCATCTTCATCTTCTTCTTCATCTTCTTCTTCATCATCTTCTTCAGCATCTTCTTCTTCATCATCATCTTCATCTAGTTCTAGCTCTAGTTCTAGCTCTAGCTCTAGCTCTAGCTCTAGCTCTAGCTCCTCCTCTCCTAGTTCTTCTAGTTCTAGTAACTGTTGCGCTAGTTTTACGATAGGCGGTACTTTCCGATACAATCACGACGGTACTTGCGAATTGTGGACAGTCACTCACGTAAACGAGCTCGCAAACACCATAACGGCTTCAGGTGAAGACGGGCACAGCCATGTTTTTGACTGCTGTTTAGATGAGTGTAGTTCACCTTCTAGTTCCTCTTCTGCTCCTTCTCCTTCTTCCCCGTCACACAGCCATCCACACAGTCATAGCCACCCGTCGCACAGTCATGGCGATCACAGTCATGGCGATCACAGTCACTCAGGTGGAGATCACAGTCATGGCGATCACAGTCACTCAGGTGGAGATCACAGTCATGGCGATCACAGTCACTCAGGTGGAGATCACAGTCATGATACCGACCATAGCCATGATACTGATCATAGTCACTCAGGTGGAGATCATAGCCATGATACCGATCATAGTCACTCAGGTGGAGACCATAGCCATGATACCGATCATAGTCACTCAGGTGGAGACCATAGCCATGACATGACCCACAGTCACCCAAGCGGTGGAGATCATAGCCATGATACCGATCATAGCCATGACATGACCCACAGTCACCCAAGCGGTGGAGATCATAGTCATGATACTGACCACAGTCATAGTGCCCATAGCCATGACACTGACCACAGCCACTCAGGTGGCGGAGATCATAGCCATGACACGACTCACAGTCACCCAAGCGGTGGAGATCATAGCCACAGTTTTGACATTGAGTGGTTTAAGGAATGGTTTGCGGATTGGTTCACATTACCCTCTCACAGTCACCCTCACAGCCACGGGGGAGACGACCACAGCCACGGTGGTGGGGATGACTGCTGTTGTGACTGCTGTTGTTGTTCTAGTTCTAGTTCTTCTAACCCTAGCTCTTCGAGCTCACCTAGTTCACCTAGTTCACCTAGTTCTTCTGATCCTAGTTCTTCGAGTTCACCTAGTTCTTCGAGTTCACCTAGTTCAGTCTCAAGCTCGTCGTCTTCTTCTTCATCTGTAACATGGTATTTAGTAACAGCCGACGAGTGTCCCGACGTGTCGTCTCCTTCGAGTTCGTCAATTTCTTCAAGCTCGTCACCGAGCCCTAGTCCTAGCTCTAGTTCCGTTCCTAGCTCTAGTTCCGTTCCTAGCTCTAGTTCCGTTCCTAGCTCTAGTTCCGTTCCTAGCTCTAGTTCCGTTCCTAGCTCGTCGTCTTCTTCATCTGTAACATGGTATTTAGTAACAGCAGACGAGTGCCCCGACGTGTCGTCTCCTTCGAGTTCTTCTCCGCCTTCTTCTAGCAGTGTCATAAGTAGCAGTTCATCGCCATCTTTTAGCCCGCCGTCTTCACCTAGCAGTAGTCCGTCTTTCTCTCCATCTAGTTCGGGTATGCCTTCTTAAATATGAAAAATTGGGATTTATTAACTCAAAAAGAAAAATGTGCTGTCATGGACGGCTTGGTTGTTTCAAGACAAAGTTTGTCTAGAATAAACAAAAAAATATTATTAAGAGCGGAAGACCCTGCTATTGAGAGCAGTAAACATGGTGTTTTTAACCCAACATGCTGTTACCACAACGGAATGGTGCATAGTTTAATACGGTCAGAGCCTAACGATAAAACTTGGCAGGGGCATTTTTTAGCGGACAAAGCGGTTCCGCTTTACGCAGAATCTGAAATACGGAACAAGACGATACAACTCGACGGAATCCGCGCTATAGAGACGGGAATGCCCGCAGCGTGTAGACCTGAAGATTGGAGACTGTTTAGCCATAACGGGACATTGTATACTAATTTTACAAATTATTTTTACTATAACAAAGGGTATCCTCAGAAACAGACTATGAGCCGAACTGCACTAGGTATGGTCTCTGACGACGGTATAATTTTTCTTCGAGAGCTAGACGCTAGTTCTCAATTAGAAATGCAGAGAGAAGAAAAGAATTGGGTGTTCTTCAGCGAGAACCGCGAACTTTTTTGCGTGTACTCTGTAGAACCCTTCGTGGTTCTTAACTGCGATTCCACGGGTCGCGTAAAGCGGGCAATGACCCAAAACATTAAACTTCCGAGGTTAGGCAACAGATATATCGCAAACTCCACAAACCCTATTTTGGTTAAACTAGCAGGCATGGGAAGCGTTTACCTCATGTTTGTTCATCAATATTTTACTCCTATAGGAGACGGTCAACGAAACAGAACTTACTATCAACACGCTTTAATTTTTTCTCAAAATGACCACCGTCCAATCGCGTGGACACCTAAACCGATAGCGGGTGGAGGTTCGCATTTAGAGGGAAGACACAACGGCGTTGTTTATTTTTCGGGCGCGCTAGAAGACAAAAACGACATCCTGGTTATGGCAGGTGAAGGCGACTCACACAGTTCCCAATACACTATACCAAAGCAAGAAATTATAGATAATTTACAGGCGATATGAATAAATTTTTTATAGTAATGGGTCTGCCCCGCAGTGGAACAACTGCGGTTAGAACAGCTTTAGACAACCACTCTCAGATTAAATGTGAGTATGAAATGTTCAATGAAGCCTACAACGAAGGAAAACCTTGGTCTATAAAACAGATAGACGACACTTTTGACTATTTGGACTCTATAGATACCTCCGCTACGGGGCTACATCACAATTTTGACTTACCTAGAAAAAACCACAGAGAACATGTGTGGAATCAGCTTAGAGAACGCGCGACACATTGCGTTGTCTTGAAGCGCACCGACAAAATTAAACACTTTCTCTCTGTTCATTTTGCTTGGAAATACGAACATTGGCACGATTGGCTAGACAACCAACACAACCTAGACAAAAAAGAGTTACCCGCAGAAGAACACATTAGCGTGACCCTATTTAAAAAGTTTTTAGAAGAGTGGGGAGAAATGGAACGGGAGATGTTCGCAGAGGCTCAAAATTTAAAAAGCCACATAGTCGTGAATTACGAAGAGTTTTCGCGCTACACGGGTCGCGAATTGCGACGCATTCAGGAATATTTAGATGTACCGTTTGAACGAATCTTTCCTCGGACAAAAAAATTTAATAGACAGACAAAAATCACCAATATTGACGAGCTCGAAGAGGTATACGCTCGACACACATTAGATACCATAATAAAGTAAAATAAAGGAAAACCGATGCCTAGCTATAAATCAACAGACCCTTTCGTTTTATCGTCACACGTAACGATGATAAACGGTAAATGCCACTCCATAAGTGGGGTAGAAGCCACGGCATCTGAAGTCAGTGGTTTAGACGATTTTAATGTACTCGTGCAAAACGGTTATTACGACGACTGCGATGAGTGCCAAGGAGTTTCTTCATCTACTTCTACCCCTTCACCTTCACCTTCACCTTCACCTTCACCTTCACCGTCTTCT